AATGAGTTAATAATCTTTGTAAGGTTGCAAAAAGACAATCTCACTGATTTAAATTAAAAGATATGTATATTAGAAAATTAACTGCTAAATTTTGTCATAAAAATCTTCAAATTTATACTTAATTTTTTCCCATACATGAAAAAGAGCCGTTTACAGAGTTAATGAATTAGTTATTCCAAAAAACACCCATAAGGAGTTTATCTCCTATGGTTGTTTTTTTATATAACATTTTTGGTTGAAGCTTGGTGCTTTTCTTTATAAACTCAAATCTAAGATAAAACTCTCAGAAAAATCATTAAATTTGACTTATGATTTTTGAAAATTACAATTTTTAATATAAAGAAACTAAAATATGATAAATTAAATAGACTTCAAAATGTAAGAAATAACATTTTCGTATATCGCTCGTTTGCTTTTATATAAATCAAACAATTTGAAAAAATAATAAGTCAAATTTTGATTTAGAAAAGTAAAACTCGGTCTTTTAGCTCTGCTAATTACTTATCATCCATAATAAAAAAAATACCAGGTTGTTAAACCTGATATTTTGAATTTTCAAAAAGATCTTGAATTGCTTCATCTTTAAACCATAAATGACTATCAATGTAATTTGTATAAACCTCATAAATTTCATGAGAACTCATGTAATCGTATAAATTTCAAAATTCTCATAAATCTAGAATCTTTTCAATTTCATCCTGATTTTCTTCTATAAATCTTTCAGCTATTTGAGAAATAACATCATAAATAATCCAGTTAATGTTAAGATCTCAGTAATTTGACTTTAAATCTTGTAGATCTATTTCTATATTATTATCATCTAATAAATCAGTAAGATAATTGATATCTAAAAAACCACACTCTAATAAATCACAAAGTAAACTTGTCTTAGTTTCCATATTCTAAAAATTAATAAATAAAGTATGTGTAAAACAATTTTTGGCTTTATGAAGTAAAGTATGGAAACCAAAAGTAAGATGAATACTTGTATATTTTGAGTAATAAAATGATTATCTAGTTAATAGTTGAGTTCTATATTTACAATATAAAACAAAAATTACAATTGCCACACATTATTATTATCCCTGCCGATAAACACGAGTATGACAAAAAACGATGATACTGTTTAGTTTTGCTGAAGTAAAATAGAATTCGTGATTTTTGAATTCTATTTTACATACTACTTTAATGATTTTAACGTTATTTATATTTGACAGATTTAATTTTCTTTATAGTATGATTTTGCAGTTTTAGAAAAGAGGCAATCTAAAATGTTCTTTAACATCCTCCAATTTTAAGAGATTAGTCTATTTATTTAATCTTTTTTTACTCTTAAAATGAGTATAAACCTATAAAGTTTATTCCTTATTTTTTTGTGCATGAAAAATTTAAATATTTGAAACAATAAAAACAGTCTATTTATTATCCTATTACTCACTAACAATATGAATTATGTTAGTAGAGAAATATAAAGATCTTCTTCCTGAAACTTATACAGATGAAGAAAAACAAAAAATAATAAAAGATTTAATTATTCTTTCTAAGCTAATCCTTGATAGTGAGGATTTATTAAAAATATTAAACCTAAGAAAATTATAATCTTAAAAAATAATTATGGATATCAAATGATTAATCTATTGTAGAGTATCTTCAAAAAAACAAGTAAAAGAATGAAACTGACTTAGTTCACAAGAAAAAAGATGTAGAGATTATGCGACTGGTACTCTATGAATATCAGTTGAAAGTGTCTTTAATGATGAATGAGTTAGTGGATGACTTTTTGAAAGAAAATCTATACAAGAATTATTTAAATATATAGATAAAAACAAAAAAAATAACTATATAGTTATTTTTGAAGATCTAAATAGATTATCAAGAGATATACAAGTACATACACTATTAAAATCAGAATTTAAAAAGAGATGAGTAGAACTTGCTTGTCCCAATTTCAAATTTGAAGAAAGTCCTGAATGAGACTTTAAAGAAAATATTTCAGTTATAGTTTCTCAATATGAAAAGGATAAAAACAAACAAAGAGTTTTAAGTAGAATGAAAGCAAGATTAGAACAATGATTTTGGTGTTTTAGAGTTCCTATTTGATATAAATTTATTGAAGCTAATGAGTGATGAAGAATAGTTGTAAAAGACTCTGATACAGCAAATATAATCAAAAATTGATTAGAAAAATATGCTGATTGAATATTACACACACTACATTAATTACAAAGTTTTTACTTCAAAAAATGATTGAAAATTAAATGAACAAGTTCTAACTGAAGAATTGTATCTACTTCTAATGTACACTGAATAACTACCAATATATTTTATACTGGTAATTTAGTATGTGAAAAATGGGATATACCAGTTACAAAAGCTAAACATGAAGCTTTAATCTCAATGAAAACATATGAAAGAATTCAAAAAAGACTTAAATCAATGTCACCAGTTGAAAGAAAAATAGAATCATCCATTAATAGAAAAGATATTAGTGATGATTTTCCTTTAAGATGACATCTATATTGTGAAGACTCTTGATATATGCTTAGTTGATGATGGGCTACATGAAGAAACAGAAAAGTTCCATATTATACATTCCCTAGAAATTCTCCATTAAAGTGAAAAAGCATAAATAGAGATAAATTTCATAGTGAATTTGATGAAATATTAAAAACTCTTACTCCTAAAAAAGATACAGTTAAATGTTTTGAAGAAATATTTTTAGATCTATTAAAAGATAGAAAAGATATATTTACTCAAAACCATAATAAACTAGAAAAAGAAATAAGTGATATTGATAAAAAAATAGATAATTTTATTGATAGAATTTGAAACACTTCTAGTCAAAAATTAGTAGAAAATTATGAATGAAAAATTGAAATATTAGAAAAAGATAAAGAAATTTTATCTGAAAAAATGACAAAAAAATTCTGACACTTAAAAAATGTTTGAACCAGCCTAAAAGATAAATTAAAAAAAATAAGTAATGCTTTAGTAGTATGGAATTCTCAGAATATTGAAAATAAGAAAAACCTTATAAAAATGATATTTCCCGGCTGAATTCCAATCAACAAAAAAAGGGTTGTTTGAACCCTTAATTTATCGCTTATTTATCAGGCTTTTGAGCTATCAAAAGTGTCTAAAAATCAAATGGTGGGACAAGTCGGTGATGGGCTGAACTTTTTTCTATGAGGCTATTTTTGATTTTGCTGACCAACTAAGGCAAAACTACCTAGATTTAAGAAAATTCGTTTTTTAAAAAATACCTAATTTTTAGTATAACAAAAAATACATATTTTACAATAGAACATTATAAGAAAATTTTTTGATATACTTTTCAGTAAATATTATATACTTAATTTATTTTTTAATATTTAATTTTAACATTTTTATTTAGCTTTTTATCTAATGCATATAAAACTCTATCTGATTCCTCAAAACTAATATTATATTTAATACAAACTTTTCAAAGATTCTCTAAGTAGTCTAAATATAACTTTATAGCCAAATCATTTTTTCATACAATTCTATCCATTTCCTTTCAATAAATAAATCTATATACTCTCTGATCTATAATTTGATAAATAGATGGATTCTTGAATCTTAAAATTGTTGTAGCCATAGCTAATTGAACTCATTTTGTATTCAATAATTTTCATAATAACTCAGTTGTAAACTCTTTATTTAGTTCTATTGAGTTGTGATCTAGTTTATTTAATAATTTTATAGTATCTTTATCAAATAAAGCATACCTGTTCACTTTCCACAAAATTATTTCATTTAATATTTCTTGTGAAAAATCTCATTCTAAACTATCAAGCTTTTCAGTTAAATCAGTTTGAAAGTTATATTCATAAGATTGATTTGAAATATCAATATCTGCAATTGTTTTTAAATTCATTTTTTAGGATTAATATTATATTTTTTATAAAATTCATCTAGTATTTTTATCATATCATCGTCTAAATAATTTTTAGTTTTTTCTAATATATCATTAGGTATTCAATAATATGCTTCAGCTATTGATCAAGTTATACATGCAATTGTATCACTATCTCATCAAATAGATATTGCATTTCTGATTGCATCTTCAAAATCATTAGATTCTAAAAAGGCTATTATTGATTCAGGAACACTTCACTGACAAGTTACATCAAAGTCGTAAATTAACCTTATATCATCAATTTTTCTATTTAAATCATATCAAAATTTTTCTTCTATAAACTTTTTAATTTCATTTTTATTTTTTCATTGTCTAGCTAAAAATATTGCACTAGCCACAGATTGAGCTCATTTTATTCATTCCTTATGTCAGTGAGTACATTTTGCAGATATTTTAGATATTTTTAATACTTCTTCTAAATTATTAGAAAGATATCAAATAGGACTAATTCTCATTGCAGATCAATTTCAAAAACTGTTTTGTTTTCTAGCAAATATACCAAATAATTTTGTATCATTCTCACACCATTCTATGAATTTTCATCAATATCATTTTCAAGGATATTCTTTATAAAACTTCTTATAAGATTCTCAAAAATCTAAACGATTTAAAATAGCATAAGTTGTTGCCACTGTTAATACAGTATCATCAGTAAAAAATACACCATTAGGAAATAATGGGAACTTTTTTGTTTTAATATTATCCCATTCATAAATTGATCAGATTATATCTCATATAATTGCTCAGTACATATTTATTTTTTAATTTTATTTATCATATCTATGATAATTTTATCTAAAAGAATTTGTAATCTACCATAATATTTCTTCATTTTTCATTGCTTAATATCATTAGCAAATTTATCAACATTTTTTATCATATTATTTATTTTATCATCATTAATAGATGATGTAGGTTTGATGGAATCAATGATTGATAAATTAATTAATCCTTGTAATTTTACTAAAATAAGTTTTTCAAATTCAATAATTGATATTTCAAGCAATTTTAAAATTTCTCATTTTTCATTTATTAATAAATTTATATCGGCTTTTTCATTAGATAAGAAATAATTTTTTGCTTCTCTAAAATACAAATCTAAAAAATTATCTAAGTTTATTTTTAAATCACTTTCTATGGTCTTTATATTCTCATCATAAAAAAATGTTTTCCACATAAAAATAATATAATCATTATTTTCTATTTCATTTCCTGTTTTATCAATATTATCCAATAAGTTTCATTCTTTTATTTTATCTATTTTATTTAACAAAAGAGTTTTGCTTCTATCATCCTTTTTATCATGATTTTCATTTTTCAATACCTCACTTTTCATTTCATTTAATAAATCAATGAAAATATTTTCTATTTCAATTTTATGAGTATCAAAAACTCCCCTAAGTCTTGATCTTATGATTTTTTTATTTTCTTCATCTTGTTTATGTGTTTTTCCCCATTTTGCTCACTCTATAAATTTATCTATTATTGATCAAATTCATCTTCAAGCTCATAAAATACTAAAAATATCCATTAATGTACTAATTAAAAATTAAGCCAACAATCTTTCCAATTTATTTTTCCATTTTTCCCAATCAGGCATCTGAGATGTTTGAATTTCATAAAACCTCTTTGTATGTCAGTACTCAAGTAAATGACTACATTCATGAGTTAGTACATATTCAATACATCCTCTAGGAGCTCTTATAAGATCACTATTAAGTGTTATATTCCCTTTTTTACTACAACTTCCCCATCTTGACTTCATCTTTCTTATAGAGATTTTTCAAGGTTTTACATTATAAACCTCAAACTTCTTTATAATTCATTCACTATATTTTTTAAAATTTTCTTTAGCATGTTTTAAATACCAACTTTCTACTACTTTTTCTGAATTTTCTTTATTTTTTACAAATACCATTAAGTATTTTCATTTTAATTTAACTTTTTCAGACTCAGTAGTTATCTCTACTTTCAAAATATATTGCTTTCATAAATATAAAAATGTTTCTCAGGTAATATATTTTTTAGCTGTTAATTTTGGATGAAACTCATTAAAAAAATTAATTTGTTTAAATATCCATGGAGCTTTCTTTCTTACTTTATCCAATATAGATTCTAATCTAGAATTTAATGGAGCACGAACAATAACCTCCATTTCAGGAGTTACTTCTATATCCAATGTTTTTCTATCTAATTGTAATAAAGTATATTTTATTACCTTAGATCAAAATGTTAATACTTGATTTTCGCTATTCATATACATTTTTCAATAAAAGGATCAATTAAATTAATTCAAATATCTAAACTAGATTTAGATTTAATTTCATCATAAACCATGTCAAATACTTGCATTTTCATTTGTTTAACAACATCTATATTGTCTTGCCAATCAACTATTCTCATGCTTGTAAAAATATTGTCAGCTTGTAAACTTATATTAATAGATAATTCTTTAATCTTATCTTCATCAGTAACATTATTTTCTTTTAAGAAATCTCTAGAAATACCATATAATGCTTTAGTAACATCATTTCAAATAACTTCTTCAGGAAATGTATCATCATTATGTAATAAAACATTATTCATAATTTCACTAACTCTTTTCAAATATTCAGTTTCATTTATACGATGATCTTCATATGCTTTTATAGCATCTTTAAGCATATCAGAAAATTTCTTATAAAAAGCTGGATCTTCATCCATTTTCTCATTAATATGCTTTGATGTACGAGAAGCAATAGTATCAGCTCTTGCAGCTTCTCATTCTTTTTTTTCTAATTCAGTTTCAAACTTATCTTTTTCAAATATATTTACTTCTTCAACAATAGTTTTAACTTCATCACTAGAAATATGAGTATCTATTAATTTTTGAATTTGTCATTCATACTTCTTATAATCTATTTCATCTGAAAACCTAGAAGCAACTGATTGACGAATTTTATAAAACATAATCATATCATCTTTAAATTTATCAACAATTTCAGGATCTTCATTATCATGAAATTTAATAGATCAAAGAGCTATTTTTAAGGTTTTTCAAAAATCTCTTAATTTTGCATAAAAATTTTCTCTTTTTTCATCATCTCTTAAGTATTGCTCAAAAGCCTCTAAATCATGTTTATTCTTTATGGTTTTGAATACATCCCATACATCTGAATGTCTTTGAGGTAATTTCTCAATCTCAATATCAATATTAGTAAAAGTATCTTTTAAATCTTTACTATCAAAATCATCTACTGAAGAATAATGTTTTAATGCTTCATCTAATTCAGATAATACACCATAATAATCAATAATATAACCATAATCTTTATTTTCAGCTACTCTATTAACACGAGCTATAGCTTGTAATAAAGTATGAGCTTTCAAGTTTCTAGTTAAATATAAAACAACATTTTTAGGAACATCAAAACCTGTTAATAATTTATCAACAACAATAATTATTTCAGGATCTTTTTTATTTTTAAATCTACTAATAATATTATCATTATATTTTTTAGTATTTCCATGTTCATCCATCATACGATCCCAAAATCTTTTAATAAGATCTTCAGACTTTTCATAAGCACTATCTTCTCATTCTCTATCATCAGGTGAAGAAATAACTACATCAGAGGTTACAATTCAGATTTCATCTAAATATTTTTTATATTTAATAGCTGATTCTTTATTTTGACATACTAGTTGACCTTTAAATCAAGTTCATTGCCAATTTTCTTCATAATGAAGACTTATATCCCAAGCAATTGCATTAATTTTTTGATCAGCAATATTTAAATGATCTGCACGACTATGTTTCTTTTTTAAATCAGCTTTTTGCTTAGTTGATAAATCTTTAGAAATTCTTTCAAAATAAAGATCAATAGCTCTTGAATTTACTTTTTGTTCTACATATCTTCCCTCATAAAGTAAAGGAACAACTGCTTTATCATCAACAGCCTGATCAACAGTATAAGCATCAATAATTCAACCGAATTTATTAGCTGTATCTTTTTCTTTATTCATTAAAGGAGTTCAAGTCATAGCAATAAAACATGCATTTGGAAGAGTTCTTTCCATTTGAATATTAAAATTACCATACTGAGTACGATGTCACTCATCAATTAAAACAAATATATCATGTGAAGTTAATGGATTTTTTATCTTTTTAACTGCAGCCTCAAATTTATTAATAACGGTAGTAACAACTGCATCACTTGTACTTTCTAATAATTCAACTAAATCTTTACCTGTTTTAGCTTTATTTACTACAACTCAACATTTTTTAAATGTTTCAGAGATTTGAATATCTAAATCAGTTCTATCTGTAACTAGAATAATTTTAGGATTTTTAATTTTTTCATCAGAAATAAGAGCTTGAGCTAACATAACCATAGTAAGTGATTTTCAACTTCATTGTGTATGCCATATAACTCAACCTTTTCTTTTTCAAGAACTTACATTAGAAATTCTTTTCATTGTTTTCTCTATAGCAAAATATTGTTGATATCTCGCTATTTTCTTGATTCAATCATCATAAATAACAAATCCAAATATAAGATCTAATAATCTTTTTGGTTCACATAAATTTACAAGGTATTCATCTTGTAAAGTTGATAAAACTTCTTCTTTTTCTAGATTATCAAAATAATTTCTAACATATTTAAATCTATCTCAAAACATTCTATCTTTTTCATTAATTGAAAGATGTTTATTTTTTAGTTTATTTAATTTTTCCTTATAATTATTCTCATCTTTTTCAGATTCAAATTTTTCATTCCAATGAGCCCAAAACTCTTCAGGAGTTCAAGTAGTTCAATAAAGAGATTGATTTGTTGCTATACTCATAAGTAATTGAGAATATACATACAAAGATCTTATTCAATCTTCTTGTTGATTTCTTAAATGTTGTGATACAGCCTGTTCAATAGGCTTTTTCATATCAGGTCTTTTACATTCAATAACACAAATAGGGACACCATTTATAAATAAAACAATATCAGGTCTATAACTTTTTTTAGATCAAGTTCTTAGAACTTCATATTCTTCAGTTACATGAAAAACATTATTTTCTATATTTTCCCAATCAATAAACTGTAAATTATAACTTTTCTTATCTCAATCAACGCTTTGTTCAAGTGTTTTTCAAAGAGTAAGTAAATTAAATGCATATTCAGATGCACTTATATATCATTCATTAAAAGGTAATTCTTTTAATGCTAAAATACCCTTTTCAATATTTCAATCACTAAAAGCACTAGTTTTTGTTGAACTAATGCTAAGTTTATTGATTTTATGTAATTGTTCACGAAGAACACTTTCAAGTATTACCTGACTTGTTTTTCATCCTCTAAATTCCAGAGCTTCTTCAGGTGTTAGGTATTTATATCATAACTTTTGAAGTATTTGCAAAGCAGGAATTTGAGAGATATGATCTTCTAAAAAACTTATTGTTGCCATATTGTTTGGTTAATAAAATATTATCATTCTGAACTTGAAGGATCTGCACTTCTTGGATAAGTTCTTTCTTCTTGAAATTTTCAATCATTTTTATGTATTTTAAGAGAACCTCAATGACCTTTCATAAAAGCAATACTTTCTTTTAAGGCTTCTTCTTTAGTTCCATCAAATTTTTTAGTTGATCTTTCAGCTCATTCCTTTTTTAATTTATACCCTTCTCAGTCTTTTGTAAGATGGTAATTTTCCATAATATATATAGTTAATAATTAAAAGTTTACTCTAGTTTTACCAGTTAAAAGTTGTTGCATAAGTCCTTTCTTTGTAAATTCTAATTTTTCTAACTTATTTTTATAAAAATTTAGTTGCTCAGTTGCTTTATTTAATACATCAGCAATTGCTTTTTGTTCTTCCACTCAAGGAACATTGACTTTCATTTTTAAAAATTCTTTTTTACTCAATACTCTATTTCTTCATGCTCCTCATGGAGATATTAAATCAAGCATATATTTAAATTTTTTCTGAATAATTAAATATTTAAAATATTCATGAATTGCTTTATCCTTTTTGAAAGTATAAGTTGGAAATCTGTGAGAAACTAATCATCACTCATCTTCTTTAGAAGCTATTGCAACAGCTTGTTCCCATGCAAATGTAATATTAACAACTAAGTCATTCTCTTTTACTACAAATAATTCTTCCATAGCTATATTTTTTGGATCTGAGTCAGGTTTATGAAAAATTCATTTACCATGACTTCTAATTCATAAAGCTAAATATTTATCTAAGGGCTTTGGAATTCATCTAGGTACATAATTTAAACAATCATTCATCTGTATATCATTCCATTCATCTCTAAATCAATCTAATCTTTTTTTTCAACTAAGAAGTTTTTGTTGTAATCATTTATTTCTTAATTCAATTTTTTTAATGATATTTTTAGTAATATCTATTTGAGAGTCAGAAGTTTTTAAAATATTTGCAATTTTTTGTTGCTCTAATATATTTTTGGGATAAGCAAAAATTGAATCTTCAAAGTCTTTTTTTCATAAAGTAAATCTTGTGCTTCAAGTAGCTCTCTTAGAAAACTCTTTTTTAATCATTTGATTATTAAACACATATCATCTGAAAGTGTTATCTAAGGTTTCTTGATCATCTAATCTAAATCTCATTACATGATAACTATAAACTGTATCAATTAAGTCATATTCTACAACGGCTGAATGTCATATATCATCAGCTGTTTCAGATGAAGGAGTAAATAATATATCTCATTTTGTAAGATTACTTGATTCTAATTGTCTATCATTTACAGAAGTTTTAGTAAATTCTATTTTATTATTTATAAGTCTATTCCTATAAATATCCATATAATTTAATAAATTAACAATTTTTTCTCATTCAACAATAACTTTATCAACGCTACTAGTTTTAAATTCTCAAATATTTCATAAATTTTTAACTTCCCAATCTTCAGGAATTTCTCATATATGAGGAATATTTTTATATCATGGTTTAATAGTAAGTTCTTTTTGCATATTTTATATAGTTATTTATTTAATTTTACATTTTGTTTTTCTTTTGCTACACATACATTATTTAATATAGCATAACATTCGACATAATGATTTCATCAATATTTTGTATGCTCAGGTTCTCTTAATGTCCTATGATCAGTAATTTCTCCTCTAGGACTATCACAATTGCTATCATTTCTAACTTTCCACTTGAATAAGTCTACATTTGGCTGATTTCATTCAATTCAAAATGTTATTTTTCTGTCAATACTAATTATTCATAAAACATCTAATACAAATGCTCTAAATCAATCTCTTTGATGAACATTCCCACAAATTTTAAAAGAATAATTTGAATCGGTACAAACTGGAATTTTCTGGTCGAATAAAAATTTTTCTTCAGGTCAAACTCTTTCATAGTAGCATATATCAAAAATGTTTCTAATATTATCGTTAGAAGAAATATTTTCTAATTTTATTAGTAAGCAATCCCTAGCTAATATAATTTTATTTTTTTGTTGTTGTGTTAATTTTACTAAATAATCATCAATATATTTATCAGAATTTGCTCTATCAGAAATCTGATTAGGTCTTGCAATAATATTTGGCAATTCAATAAAAAAATTAAAAACTGCATCGAAAATTTCTAGATCATTATTTTCTCTAAAAAAGTTAGTTATTACTTGTTCTAAATGAAATGATTTTAATTTCAGATTTTCATCACTATTGCATAAATTGTTTTTCCAATTTTTTATTAATTTAACACTTTTTCTAAATTCTCACCTTGTAGCTGAATCTAATTCAGAAGCAATTTTTATATATCATCTTGGATCTGAATTAATCCATCACATTTCTTCATGCGATTCAGTTAATTTCTTATATTTTTTTATTCTATTTTTATGAGATATATTGATAATTTCAGGAACTTTATATTTATCTAATCAAAACTCATTTTTATTAAAAATATATGCAGGTACAATATCTAATCAAAATTTTTCTTCATTATTTTCTTGAAAAGAAATTGTAACAGAGTGGGTTTGTTGAGAAATTTTAATACTGTATTTTGTAGGATTATCAAAATCACTAATTAATTTATTATTTAAGTCAATCAATGTATTTAAAGGATTATGAGAATTTTCATTCCATTCTCATAATATATATAATACATCTAGATCATGTACTGGAGTTATGGAAGTATAACGAGGATAAGATCAAATTTGAATACAGTTATTTATTCATAATACATTATTTACTGCATTATAAACTTTACTCATTAAATCCTTTTCATCATCTTTAGGTGAAAGAGATTTTGCATATTCTCTTAAACGAGTATTTAATTTATCTTTTTTCATAACTTGTTGTTATCATACTTACTAATATATCATTTAATAGTCTTCATCTAAAATTAACTATAATACAATTTGATTCTCAATTTAACTTTTTTATATCTTCTTTATCTATAAATCATTCTTCCTGTGGCGCATAAATAATTAATCAATCTGAATGTTTTTTTTCAGTTAATATTTCGTCTATATTGTCTTTAAAACTACTCCAATGAACTAATAAAATTGATATTCCATTTGATTTCTTTATTTCATTCTTTTCAATTTTTATTATATTCTTTTCATTAAAAATATTTGAATCTACTAATATATTTTTTAAACCCTCATATTTATCCTCAGCAAAAATTGCTATTTCTCTTTTTGATAAACCTATTCATAATCTGTATAATACAGGCAATACTCATTTAAAAATGAGATATATTGTATAGATTAAACCTCCTATTAATATAATAGTAGAGATTCATCATATAATAACAAATACAGGTGAGCTAAAAAAATCAAACATATTTTTTATTTAAATATTAAAATCCTAATTCCTCTAAATACTTATCCATTTCTTTTTCAGTTTCTCAAAGTTTTTTATTAAGTTCTTTTATATCTTTTTGAACCTCAGTTATTTCTACTTCCTCTTCTTCTTCAAAAGTATCTACATAGCGAGGAATATTTAGATTAAAATCATTTTCTTTTATTTCATCAAAAGTTGCCACATAGCTATATTTTTCTTCAGCTATTCAAGCTTCTAATTTTCATTCATGAAATTTATCAAAAGTAGATAGTATATGATTTATATTATCTCCAGATAACTTATTTTGATTTTTAGCTACCTCAAACTCTTTACTTGAATCTATAAATAATACATTATTATCTTTCTTTCCTTTATTAAATACTAAAATTGCAGCAGGTATTCAAGTTCAGAAAAATAAGTTTGCAGGTAATCAAATTACAGCTTCCAATAAATTTTCTTCTATCATTTTAGCTCTAATTTTTCATTCACTTGCTCATCTAAATAATACTCAATGAGGAATTACAAGTCAGACTTTACCTGTTCATTCATAAGTAGTTTCTACCATATGAGATATAAAAGCCCAATCTCATTTACTTTTTGGTGGTACTCCTCTCCAAAATCTATTATATTGGTCACTTGCAGCATTATCAGCACCCCATTTATCTAGAGAGAATGGAGGATTTGCAACTACTGTATCAAATTTCATTAATGTATCTCACTCTTTCAGTTTTGGATTATTTAATGTATCTCCCCAACGAATTGTTGCATTATCAAATCAGTGTAAAAACATATTCATTATTGCAAGAGCCCAAGTTGCTCAGTTTACCTCTTGTCAAAATAATGCAAAGTCTTTTGATCATACTTCTCTACCTGCTTTAATTAACATCGATCCTGAACCACATGTTGGATCACATATACGAGCTCATGGTTTACTTTTTGTAAGCTTAGCTACTAGTGTTGATACTTCTGAAGGTGTGTAGAATTCTCAAGCTTTCTTCCCTGCATCACTTGCAAAGTTTGCTATAAGATATTCATATGAATCTCCTATTACATCATTTCATTCAAGATGTCATGGAGTAAGGTTTAGTTTTTCGTTACTAAAGTCTAATATTAAGTCTTTTAATATTTTATTTTTTTCTTTTAATTCTCATAAATTACTACTATTAAAGTCAATATTTCTAAATATTCATGACCCATCTTCACTACTTAATTTTTCTCTATTTGCTTCTTCAAAATCTATTAATGCTGTATTAATTATTTCTCAAATTTTTACATCATTTCTATGTTCAAATATATAATCAAAAGTTGAATTTTCAGGCACTATAAATCTTTCATGCTTCATAGCATATTCTGCCCTTTCTTTATCTCCATTATATTTTGTTAAATATTCTGAATATTTTTCTTTATATACATCACTAACATATTTTATAAAAAGCATTGTTAGTATGTAATCTTTATATTGAGTTGCATCAATTACTCATCTAAATGTACTACATGCACTCCATAGAATTTGATTTATTTCTTTTTGTGTAACTTTATTAGACATTATCTTTATTGTTATATTGTAAAATTATACTATTTATAAGTTTATCTTTTTTTTCTGTTAAATCTTGCAAAATCTCTATTTGCTTATTATGTAAATTATTTAATTTTAATAATTTTTCCTGCTCTTCTATATTTATATTTCATATTTCAAATTCATCTATTATCTTTTTTGATATTGATTTTACTGTTGTTCAAGTAAGATTATATTTTCTAAAATAATCTGAACTCATAAAATTATTTAATATCAAAGATAAGAATTCTGGTATATAATTTTTATTAGTTAATCTTATAACTAAAAATGTAGAAGAAGCTACACATGGTCAATAATCAGACCTATATACAGTTGCAAAGTTTCTAGTTCATTTTGCAGAGAAAAGAATATCTCAATCCTGCAATATATGCTTATCTTGAATACTACTCTTTTTAAGATCAGGTATTAGTTTTTCTCTTAGTTCTCCATTATCATTAAAATGCTTAGCTTGGAGATAAGTTACATTACCTTTTTCTATAGTGCGAATAAATAATCAAGTCTGTACAACTGCAATATCTTTAACTTGTTTTCTCAAAATTTATTTCTTAGTAGTTAAAATACTGAAGTTATTAGCATTGTATTAATTTTATTTCTTTTGTCAAATTTATTTTTCAGTAGTAGTTCTACTAAATAGTAAAAATAAAAAAGATAAGTATAAAAACTTATCTCTTAAAACATCATATTTTTCACTCAACCCTCTTATATCATCTATAGCATTTACACATTTGATCTTTATTATCATAATATACATAAAATCATTGTCATGCACATCTAGGTATCATACCTCCCTTTGAATCATATTTAAAAATAAGTATAGATACTCAAAACATGTATACTACGAAGAATCATCAAAATAATACTTTTTCTATAACTGACATTTTTTTGCATTAAAAAAGTAAGCAAAATTGCTTACTATAAGTTTTTATTATTTAAAAAGTGGAGAAAGCAATCCTGCTTACCCATCTGAAAAATACGATAAAAATCATATAAAACAAGTGGAAGATTAACTTTCTCCACTCTTTATACGATTTTCATCAAGAGTTTTAACAGACTGGTAAGCTCGGTTACTATAATCACTTTTCATTTTTTTTCAACCAATAAATCAAGTATTTTACTTTCTTTGATCATATAGTGTAATTAATTCCTTTATATCAGCAATTAAAGCTGGTCTATTATCTAAATAATCATTGAATCTAAAACTATTTTCTAAATTTTCTTTTATAAATTTTCAAAATCTTGATTCATCTAAGAATATTTTTTTCTCAAATTCTTTCATATTATCTTGAAAATGAGGCTTATCTGTTTTCCATAAATCATATCCCCAATCTATTCCATATTTTTTTGCAATTTCAGCTATTTCTTTCCAAGAATATATATCACTAGGATAAAGTTTTTTTCATTTAAAAGCTATATCTATTGCTAATCATTTTGTATGATTAGATTTTAAAGTCCATGTAACTTTCTTTCATTTTCTAGTTCTTCAGAGTGAATATAAAAAGTTTTGTTTTGCTTGTGTTCTAAAACTTTCTGTTATAAAGACTTTACTTCAAACTTCTTTTAAAAATAGTTCTACTTTTTTTCTAAATCTAGGATGTAGTTTATCTAGTCATCTATATGTTTTCATATTAATTTTATGTTAATTTTATATTAATTTCGCATTAATTTTTCTTCATAAATTCTTTAGCATAACCTCTTTTTATTAATTCCTCGTTAAGATTAATTCAATCAATAAAGATTTCTCAGAGCCATCTTCAATATTTACCTTTTTTATCTTTATAAGATTTTAAAATGATTCTTTTTCATAGAATCATATTTCTTACAAAATCTCTCACAAGTTTTCATTGTTCTTTCTCTTCTCATCTAAGTTCAGGTGTATTAATACCATATAATCTAATAATTTGGTCTTTCCATATATGATTGAATCATAAATCAATATTTACAGTTATAGTATCTCAATCATAAACCTTTATAACTTCTGCAGAATAAATATATTTTTCCATTTGATTATTTGTTAAATTTTAAAAATCAAAACATTCTAACTCATAAGTAAATAAGTAGTCTTTCAATATATATTCATCACTCTACTTTTATAGCTTCTCTTAATGTTTTATCGGCAAACTTTCTATTTGGAATAGCATATATTTCAGTTTTATCTCAGTTCTCAAAAGATACATGTAAGCTATTTATTTCTTTATCAAAACTATCAATCTGATCTGATAATATAATTCTAGCTTTCTTTGAATATAAATAATCATGTAAAACATATGCTAGATATTTTGTTGGAGAAAAAATACTTTGTAGTAGCTTAGGAATACTTCAAAAATTAGTTTTAAATCATTTTGGAATAATTATATAACTTAGTTTGGTTTCATAATTAATAAACCATATAAATTCCTCTTTTACTATCCAATAATCACTTCAAGGTATTTTTTGAAGTAATCAATTCTTTTTAAGTGTTGCAGTTGTATATTTCATATTACATTGTTATTGCTTCTATAATTCTCTCTCAAAATATTGAAAGAATAGTTAAACCTCACATTGCGATATAAATTCTTTTATTTATTGATTTTATATCTGCAGAATGATTTTTAACATCACTTTCAAGTCTATTTACTCTTCAATTAGTTTTTGTTGTTTGGACTAATATTTTTTCTAGTTTTTCAAATATTAAATCATTATGGTTTCACATATCTTTTAGTTATTTGTTAATATTCTATTTAGTACCTCAGTTAATATATTATTTACTACTGTTATTTGCTCTTCATTCAAAGTTGTAGTTCATTCATTTAACAAGGTTTGTATTTGTTCATCTACAGCACCTTTAGCTATAAAAAAGATCATATCTTTATTTACTTGTATAAATTCAAGTAATTCATCCTTAGTCATAAGGAATACAGGGCTAGTATCAGCTCATCAAATATCTACTCACATATTTTTTATTAATTACCAACTAAAATTTCTAGAGTTCCACTACCTTTTACTTCTATTGGGAATACATTTGTTTTTTTACCACTTCAAGACTTAATTTTATTTCTTCTAAGTTTGAATTCAGCCTGTCATTCAGATCATCTATAATCAATATTACTACTTGTTAATAGTGAATATGATGAGTACCATACTTTACTTCATTTTCAATCTACTATTACTGGTCTTTCCCATTCTCAAGACATAGTATGTTCATATGTTGTTTCAATCATTTTTTAGTATTAAAAGTTAATTATAATATTTCTAATGCTTTAATATCTTCTCTTTTTCTTTTTTCAGCAAATAAGTAGATATTCGAATATTCCTCAGCTTTTAATAAAATACTTGAAGCTAAATCTTCTACAGTTTCTCATTCAATAATTAGACCATTTAATAAATCAGAGACTTCTCAGGCTTGAACTTTCTTTGCCTCTTCAACTTTTGTTTGCCAAGTATCAATTTCAGCCTGAGAATATCAAGCTGTAAATTGATCTATCCTATCTTGGAATTGCTTATTTATTATTCATATCTTATATTCTTTTATTTCATCAGTAATTATTGCAGGTTCATCCAAAACTATTTTATTTTCTTCATTTATATATGCTGTATATCACATATCTATAAGTTTTTTTTGCTCTTTACTAAGAGTATTCATATTTAATTCCATTTTTATCTAATTATAAGACTAAAAGTTCAAGAACTTCATGATGTTCAAATATTTCAATTACTTCAATTTGTTGGACTATATGATCCTGAAGCAGTACCTCAAACTCATCAAGAACCTCAGCTTCATCAATTACTTATCAAATTGTAATTTGAACTATTTGTAGTACAAATTATAGCTCATCCTCAACCTCAACCACCTCATCATCATCCTCATCATCCTCAACCTCATCATGCACCAGAATTTCATCATTTTCATCAACTTCAACCACTTGATCACTGTAATGTTATTGTTCAAGTTCATTTTATTTCATTTGCTCTTATTATTATATTTCATCATTTTCATCATAATGTTCAACCTGCTCATCATCCTCATCAAGCACCATTACTACATCACCCACTTCATCATGCAGAAGTTCATCATGAATTTTGAGTATATGTTCAATTCCAATTAGCATTTGATCATGGATTTCAATAAGCATCTCATCCTGAATTATCACAAGAACCATATCCTCATAATCATCAAGGATATCAACCTGCTCAACCTGATCCTCAACTTTGTGAATCAGCAGCACCTCAACCTCATCATCAACCATATCATGCACCACTTCATGCTCATCAACTGGCTCATGCTAAATATCCATTTATACTATGACTACCTCAGTTTCATCATGCACCTCAACTTCATCAATTTCAAGGTGTTAATGTAGAACCATTAAATAAAACCTTACTTCCATCATTTCATAATCAAACAAGACTCACAGTTCCATCTATTTCACACAATCTACTACAGTACAATTCTAAAGTTGAGTTACTACCTGTAATTTGCAAGGTAGCTCAGGAAGCAACCTTAATACTTGAATAATTATATACTCAAAAAGGAAGATTAGTTGTTCATGATAAGACTTCTAAATCTCAATCTCATCAGTTTCAATAAAATAGATCTATTCATAATGCACTAGAATCAAATGCTATTTCAGTTTCACTAATTGCTCTTAAGTCATTTCAAGTAGTTAGATTTCAAGTTGATATATCATATGTGTAGTAATTTCAAGGAATTAATCAGCTTTGATTATTATCGTATGAAGTATTAGCTTTTCTAAATTGTCAGACACTTCAAGCTATTTGTAATATTCAAATAAAATTAGTTCATCATAAAATTAAAAGTTTATATCAAGGTATTTTAAAATATAAATCATCACTTATGGCTGACCAAGTACTTCAATTATGAGTTTTACACTCTCAAATTTGTCTATCGCTTCAAGCACTTCAAATTGAATAATAATTTACAGCATCATTTGCTCAGCTTCTTTTTATTACAATATGATAATATTCCTCTGTATTAAGAACTGGAATATTTGTAAAATTAAATGAAACCTCAGTAAAATTTGTTCAAATAGAAGTATATGAAACAGTATCAGATACTCAGTTTGGTGCTAATATTCAACTAGGACTTCAAGCATTATCAGTTTCAATTGTTACAATAATTCAATCACTTGGAGATGACACTTTTTTAAGCATCAATTTGAAATTATTGAAATCTATATCTCACTGAGCAAAAAAACTTTGTGATATTTTAGGTTGAGCTATACTTCAAAAATTATTAGATGTTCAGTAAATAGTTTGCTCGTAATCAACTAAACTATAAGCCTTTCAAACTACTCAAGGATCTCATAACATATATTTTAAACTTGTACTATTTACCTCAGCTTGTAATCATGTAATATTGCTACCATCTAAAGCAGGAAGTTTTCAGTTTTCATCTGTTTTAATTAATTGATTTACTCAATTAAAAGCATTTCACATTTTTGTTACTAGAGGATTTTTTAGATCAATAAATTCTCTTTCATCTGTAATAACTCAAGATGTAATACTTGCTAGTTTTATATAATTACTTAATGGATAACTTACTGCTGTTTTTATTTCTCATATTCATGTTCAATTTGAACTATTATTTATTCAATCATCTACATTTGCTTGAGTTATTTCTATGAATACTTTTTTAGTTCAAGTTGTATCAATAACTAACTCTGCAGTATTTTGAAATAATATAGGAAAAGTTTCTGAATCTCTAGTCACATCAATAAATCCATAACCAGCTGTTACTTTTCAAGTTTGTACTTCAAGTCATTCTACAACTCATGAACTTGCTAATGATTTAAATATCTTAGCTAGATCATAATCCTGACTTATATTTTCTCAGTTTAATAAAGCAACTCTTTGCATTGAATCTATATAAAAAAATAACTGCAAAAATATTACAGCTACTTCTTTTCCCCTCAAGGTCTTTTATATCTCAAGAGTTTTAGTTCTATTTTTTAAATCAGCAATAGTTTCTATTAGATTTAAAGTTTTTACATTTCATTTACTCAGCTTTATTTTTACTTTATTTAATTCTCATGATCTAAATTCTTTTTCAACTATTTTTAAATTAGAATCAAATTGCATTATATCATTTCAAGCATCTATAAATACTTTTACTATATCTCACAAATTTGCGACAAAGAAGTCATGAGCTACAGGAGTTATTTCAAGTTCTCTTATTGACTCTTTTCTATCTGATAATAAAGTATCTTTATCTCATGAAATAAAGTATTTTTCTAATCTTCAAAAATTATTTATGCTTGGTAAATCCTCAGAATTTCAAGTATCTTTTGATATTACTGCATTAGATATATTTTCACTATCATACTCTAATCTTGCCGTATCTATAGTTCTACTTCATGGGAATTGTATATCATAAGAAAATTCTACAAAGTTAACTCAACTACTTTTATCTTCTCATATAGAATTCAAAAAATATAAAATATTATTTTTTATCTTAAATTCATATCAATTTAAAGCTAGATCTTTTAATATATCAAAAAATGTTTGTCATTTTTTATAAGTTTTAGTTACTTGATCTAGTATATCTGAACTCAGTGTTATTCTTGTGTCATATCTAGAATTTATTACATCTAAAACATCAATTAATATAGATTTAATCTGAGTATTAGTATATGATTTATCGGTGTATAAAATCTTATTTTTAAATAAAAATATCTTATCATTTAAAATCACTTTTGTTTTGTATAAATCAGCTTCTACACTTCTTATAATTCCATCAAATATTAGCTTTTCTTCGCTTTGATCAATCTTATATATTAAAACCTCATTAAATTCTTTAAAATTACTATATGAGTTTGTTTTAGCTGTATTTGAAACTTCAAAACTAGCACTAGAAATATCATTTAATTTTTGTCTTATTTCTAGCTTATTTATCTCAAATATCTGAGTTTTTTTATTTCACAGATGATCATTTATATAAATTACAAACATTATAAAAGTGAATTACGGAAGTAAATATTAATCTCAAAGTCATTAAATGGAATATTCCCATCTTTATCTTCTATTAGTAGCTTTGTAGATTCTAAAATCCTAATCCACATACTTCAAGTTATTCTATTTGAGAGGATATTTTCTCAATTTTTAGTTACTGTATAAAATTCTGAATCAATAATTATTTTATCTCAAGCTACAGCATCCATATCAAGTCAGAAAAAAGTTCATTTAGTTAAATCTCTTATCATTAATGGTTTATTAATATCTCAATTTACAGTTATCTCTATTCTCGCAGGAGTATCTATATTTCAAGTAGTTATGCATTCTATAATATTATCAATTTTATTAAAAGGAGTTCATAGTTTAAAACCTAGATTAAATCAACCATAATTTCACTCAAGTGAAGTATTTAATATTTCATTAAGACTTTTATAAATAGGTTCTTTAGTACTTTCTAATACTACTCTCCATTTCCAATAACTTCATACAAAACTATCATCTCATTCTACTATATCAAGTGGTTCTTTTATTTTTACATTCAATACCCACTCATTATCATACATATCTTTGATATAAAGTTCTTTTTCTTCTAAACTAGACAATGCTCATTGAAGTGCAAAAATCTTTTGTAAATACTCTATAGAGTTTTGTTCTTCAGTTTGATTTCATACTCTATCACTAATTCATTCTAAAGTTATTACTCTTACTCTTGCATAAGTAGGACTCACATTTCTACCATGAACTCAATCTATATTTTCAGAATTATCAGTTGTTAATACTTTTCTCCAATCTTTGAAAGTGTAAACAATTCAAGAACTACTATCTTTTAAAATATCTTGTCAGTTTATTTTAGCTTCTTTAAAATCCATATCTATCCTATTTTAAGTGTTAATATCCTTAATGTGCATTTTTTGCACTTTAACCTTTTATTACATTCTAAATTTCAATTTATCAAAGAATAATTCAAGATCTATAGAATTTGCTACATTAATATTTCAAACATCTACTTTTTTTGAATAATCATTATTTGTAGTTCTTCATTGTCTTACTTGTTCTAATTCAGGAACTATATTTGGCATTTTTTGTATCATTTCTTGATTTAATACATATTCTCATTTATGAACCACTCATGCAACTTCATGCTTTTCTCAATCTCATGTATAACCTCACTCAGCAAATCATCTAGAACCATTATTTCTAAGTGCATTTAATCTTTTTTGTGCAGAAATTGCACTATTAATCTGAGATATTAAACTTTTATATGATGATGATAAACTAGCTACATTTTTATTTAATATACCTGTAGTTTTATTTGATAACAGTATTGTTGCTTTATTTATTTCAATTTGTAGAGCTATTGCTTCATCTTTTTGTCTTGTAAGTTCTTCTTTTTCTCTTGCTAATTTTAATATAAATTCTTGCTCTTCTTCTGATAATCTCAAAAATCTTTCATCTTTCATAATAGTATCTATTTCATTTTGAGTTACTCTTTTTTTCTCAGCAAAAAATTCATAAAATTGTTGTTTTCTCTCAAGAGTTTCTTTTTCAGTATTTAGCTCTTTTTCAGCATTTAACTCTTTAGTATTAGCTTCAGATATAATATTTTGTTTTTCTCTCTCTTGATCTATTAAAATTTTTCATATTTCAGAAGCTTCCTCATACTTTTTAACTCTTTCTAAAACTTTTTGATCTACTATTTCTTGAGCTTGGAGTTCTTCTTTTATAAGTACATTAAGTTCTTTTTGAAGTAATATTTTTTCTTCTACTGAATCAGTATCTTCTTTTATTTTTAATTGTATCTCTTGTTTTTCTTTTTCTATTTCTAAAAGTCTTTCAGCTATTTGTTCTTGAGTTGAGTTCTCATTTTCTCACAGTCTTTCCTCTCTCTCCTTTTTTATAAGTTTAATAGTTTCCTCATATTTCTTTTTGTTTTTTTCTAAAGCATTATTTACTTTTCTAAGTCATGTTTCTATTTCATCATTATATTTTTTAGTATTCTTTGCTAAACTCTCATTTAACTTCTCAGATTCTTTTATTTTATTGTTATAATTTTTATATTCATCTTCTAAATCTTTCATACTATCTTTAATTTTATTTGTAGCTTCAGCTCACTTTTTTCACATATCTTTAGCTTTTCCTCAAACTTTTTCAAAACTACTTCATAATCCATCTATTGTAGTATTTATTTTATCAAATACTCAGGTAGATGTTTTTCATGTATTAGTAATATCAGTTTCATAATTATCTATATTTTCTAACATTCTATCAAATGCCTTAGAATTATTACTTTTGATCTTATCCCATGAATCTGTCCAAGCTTTTTTTGTATTCTCTAATCAGTTTCAATTTTTTAATACTAACTCTTCCATTTTAGTATTAACTTCTTTTATTTGAGCTATAGTATTTCTTCAAAGTAGTTCTAAAACTATATTTATTTTATTTATAGCTGAGTTTATAATACCTATAACAAAATTAACTGACTTTTTACCTGCTAATTGTACTAAATTTAAAGCTGATCAAAAGAAATTACCTAATCATGTTCAAAGTGTTTTTATAGCTCAAAATATAGATCATAAAACTGTATTTATAACAATATAAATTACTTGAAAACCATTTGATATTGCCATTGCTAAAAATTTGAATAATTTGAAGTTATCCTGAACTTGTTTTTTATTTTCTCAAGTTAATATTCAAAAAGCATCAGTTATTATTTCAAATACACTTGTAAATATTCAAGCTACTGCTTTTCAAATATTAATTATATTTGTTGCTACATCACTTCAAAAATCTATAATTGAAGCCATATTATTTTGTAAAAAATTGTTTATAGCTCCTATAATTCCTTTTAAAGTATCTGATATATTTAGTCACATCTTTGATCATGCTATTTCTACATTATCTACCAAATTACTCCACATACCTGTTAAAGTTTTAGCTTGTTTTTCCATACTTCAAGCAAATTTCTCATTTAATCATGTAAGTATAGCATTTATAGCTGTAGATGAATCAATACCTTGATTTCATAGATCTCAAAGTTGCTTTTTAGTAAGTCATAATTGCTCTTCTAAAACCTTAAAAATAGGTAGTCATCTTTCAGCCATTTGTAGTACCTCTTCAGTAGATAATTTTCATTTAGCTTCTATTTGTCATAATGCTAATATTACTCAGTTTAAATCATCTTGTCATCTACCAACTGCACTTATTGAATCTCATAAAACTTTTATAGTAGCTAGTGATTTTTCTCACTCAAATCAAAATCATATAAGTTGTTGAACTGATTTTGTTAAACCTAATTTATTAAATGGAGTTTGAGATGCTAATTCATCTATATCCTGTAACATCTGAAGTGCTTTTTGTTCACTTCAAAGCAAGGTTTCAAAACTGATTTTTGCTTGTTCTACTTCAGCTCCAAGTTTAGAGATTCATTTTATAAAATTTCAAACAGCATAAATACTGAATGCTCATGCTATAGCTCATCACATTCCTTTAAAAAGTCATCAGAGTTTTGATGTTTTATTTGTTGCTTTTCAAATAGCTTTCTCAGTTTTCTTTACTTCTTTTTGAAGTTCTTTAAATCTTTTACTTCATATTTTAGTATCATTTAATTCATCATTTAATTTCTTTAGTTTAGAATTTAATCATCAAATAGTTTTAGTAGTTTTTTCTGATTCATTTTTTAAGTCTTTTATTCACTTTTTTCATGAATTACCTAGATTTTTTTCAATACTATCTCAAGCTTTTTTAAATTCGTTTTTTATTCTAAGTGTAGATGATTTTAAAGAGCTTTCATCTACTGATAATCAGACTCTTAATTCTCATAAATTAGACATTATTCTTTATATTATTTGCTAAATTTTTCAATTTCTTTTTTAGATCTTTTCTATTTGGATCATACTTTTCATCTCAAGAAAATACTTTTATATCTTCAAGTAAATCATTAAATACTTTTAAAGGAGTTTCCATTGTTTGTTTATGTGAATTTCAAAAAAACTTCATAAAAAATCAGATCTTTATATGAAAATCTTTTAATGGATTCTCTTTTTGTTTTTTAGTATTTAATAAATTATCAAAATCCTGATCATCTATATTAAATAACTTTTGTATTAGTTGTTTTAATTGGCTTTCATCAAGTACAGGAATACTTGGATTAAATTCTAGGAATATTTCCTCTATAAATTGTTCAACATCACTCAGAGCTAAAAAATATCATCATACAGTTAGTTCTCAGACCATATATATTCTATCTCAGTATTTTATTTTTAGTTTTTTTCTCATAGACAATAAAAAAGATTTAATCTAAATTAGACTAAATCTTTTTTACTTCCCCTCAAGGTCATTTATTTATAAGAACTTATAAGTAAAATAACTTAGAAGTCATACAATATCTTCTTTTAAAACTACAACTATATTATTTTCCCTCTGAAGTAATTTTTTAAATATTTCTATCCAAGTTTTAAATAAATCTTTTTTTAAATTTATTTGTTCTAGAACATTTCTAAAATAAGTTTTATCTTCTAAACTAAAGGTATATTTATAGTCTATTCATCAAAGAGAAAAATAATCAGTTTCTTGTTTCTTATACTTATTTAAATCCAAAGTTTCCATTATACAGATTGTTCATCAAATATTTCAAATAAGTTATTGTTTCCATCAGGATATCCTACAAATTCAACAGGAATACTTGATACAGATTCAAGATCATCATCTTCAGGGAAATCAAAAGCAAGATTACTTGTTGCATACCCTTTATAAATCTTAATACCAAATTTCTTACCATTTTCATCAGTATTTTCAAAGATAACTTCATATAAACTAAGAGCTTTCAAAATATCTTTATATGTAAGAGTTTTTGTAGTATTTGGAGTAAAATCATAAGTAACTGTAATTTCTCCAGCTTGAACTGATTTAAATACTAAATAAGTTGCTCATTTTTCTCCATTATCTCCATCTCATACATAAGTTGAATATGATGAAGCTGTAACTGTAGTTCCTCATGCTTTTACATTTGTAATTGCAATAATCGAGTCATCTCAATTCTGATTTAGAAGCTTAATAGGATTATATGCTATTCACACATCTCCATAACTTTCATCAGTTTGAGTTACTGGTGTTCAAGCTGTATTTAATAAATCTCAAATACCATCTATTGTTGCTAAATTATCAAGATGTAATTCTACAATCTCAGCATTAAATTTAACTTCATCTAATTTTTTTCTTGGTGGAAGTTTAGAATTAGCAAATTTTAATTGAGCTATCAAGAATGACACTTCTAGTCAAGCAGATTTAATTGCTCAGATATTTACTCAATCTAACTTCAAAATACCATTTCACATTCTGATTGCCTCAGATCTTTGCACAGGTGTTTGCATAAAATATATTGGTTAAAAAAATAATACCTGTATAAACTACAAGTATTATTTTTCCCCTCAAGGTCATTTCACTTCTAAAACTTTTGATCTTTAAAAACAAACTTAAAAGTTAATGGTTTACGAAATAAACTTTTTTCAGGATTTGACATATCAGGTCAAACACTAGAAAGCTGAGATTTTACTCAATCATCTTTTGATCTATTAAATAATCAAACTACAAGATCTTTTAAATCCTCAAACTCTTCCATATTAGTAGCCCATATATCTATTTGAAATGAATCTTTTCTAATTCATAAACTATTGGTACTTCATCATACATGACTATAGCTTATAAAAGGTCTATCAGTTCCTTTTATTGTTTGAAGATCTCTACATATAATATTTTCAGGTCATCAAATTTTTTGTATCAAATTTACATAACTTGTAAGTCTATCATAAATGTATTTTCTAATATCTATAAATCATAATTCGCTATGTTCTATCATGAGTATTTCTTTAATAATTTACTAAAATTACTTTTTAATATATATATTAATTCTTTTTCATTATCATTAAGTCATTGTCTTAAAAAACTTCTCCTTTCTACATCATCACTTCAAAATTCTAAAACTCTTCAATATTCCTCAGTATATCATTGATTTACTCATACAACATATCTTCAATCTCATACTTTTTGCATTCAAATACTTCTTTTCAGGTTTCAAGTTACTCATTCGTACCAATGACCATCTATTTGCACTGGTTTATAATGACTACTTCTCTCAGGAGTTTTTCAATCAACTCTATCTATGTTATTCTTTGGTAATCTATCTTTATCTCTAGGAGTTATTTGTCTTACTTTTGAAACGAGAATATTTGATGTAATCTGTACCGATTCATCTATACTTCTTTTCAAGGCTATGGTATTTAAGCTAAACTCAGACATAATTAATTAATAAATCTTAAAATACTTTTGTTGTGATCATGTTTACTATTCATGTACACTTTTTCAACAAAGATAACTTCAAAAATATTTCATTCTAGAATAACTTTATCTCATTTATTTGGTAGGATACTGGTTTTACTATAAAGCTCATACTCTTTAGATGTAAAACCTAATTGTCAGGCTCTATCAAGAGTATCATCATTTATAGATTTTCACCTTTCCAATATTATTCACTTAAATAAAACCTGAGATGATGAGTCTTTCACATTCTCTCAATATTTATTCAAGCTTTTTGTAAAACTTTCAAGTATTATTTCTTGAAAGGCAAAGCTAAAATTATCTATAAAAGCCATAAATTTTCTAAATTATTCATTTAAAAGATTTATACTTTGAAATTATCATATCGAAGTTTTCACGAATAGCTATGTTAAATCTATCTTTTATGTTAGATTCTTTTTCATTTGCTCAGAAGTAAGTCACAGACAAGCTTCCAAGCTTTTGAGTCTTTATATTCTTATCCTCTAAATTCTCGCTATTAGTTCCACTTATTCATAAATCGAGTGATAAATTAATGCATAAATCTAAGCATATTTCAGCTATATCTGAAGGAGTATTATCAAATCAAATATTATATTTTATTTCAATATTTCTCTTTCATTTAGGAGTTTTTTCTTCTAGATAAACAATATAATTATCAATATAATCTAAATTATAATACTTAGATTCATTTTTTAATTTAATATAATCAATAGAATTAACCTTATAATCTAAAAATATTTTAATAGATCCTGTTCAATCAATTCTTTTTATTACATCTTGTTTTCCTAGATTATATCCAATGTATCAGTCTATTAAGTTCGTAGCTTTTTCAATAATTAAAAGAAGCTTCGAATCACTACTATTATCTGTGATTCAAAGCTTATCTTTTAAGCTACTTAAAGTAGTATAATTCATTTATTATTATATTAATCAATTATCTGTAGCTAATTGTTCCAAATCTTTCTCAGTTTTTCATTCTAACTCTGATTCCTCTAAAATTCACTCATCTACTAATATTTCAGCATAATTTTTACTTAAATCATCTGTTTTCTCAGTATTTTTTTGTTTTTCAAGTTCATCTACGAGCTTATTCAGGTCTGCAACTTTCAATTTTTTATCATATTCTACTCATGCATGATCTAATATTTCTTTACATTCTTTTCAAGTTTTCAAAGTAATAATATTTTTTACGATATTTTTCTTTTCTATCTTTTCTTTTACTATTGTAAATCAAGCCTGTAGATAATCATCTAATTTACTATCATCTATATCAAGAATTTGTCATTTTTTAGCTCAATTATAAACTCTATCCTTATTATTAATAACTCTTAGCATTTTTATATAATTATAAAATAAATTAAGTTGTTTTATTGTTTTTTACTAAAACAGTAGCTTCAGGATTTTCAATTTGTATATCAAGTTTCATTTTATACCAGAAGTTGTATCCATCAGGTGCAACTCTTTCAGGTTCAAGTTTTAAATCTGTTTGAATTCAGATAACTACATTTTTAGGATTAGTTCCTATTATATCAGCACCATCTAAAATAACTTTATCAACTTTTACTCAAGCATCTATTCCATAAAGTAATGGAGTAGTTGTTGTAATAGAATTTGCATCAATTGAAGCAACTATATAAACTAATTCCTCAGCATTACCAAAGTTAACAACAATACTATCTCATGGATTAATATTAGCTGTTAAATCAGTATCTATAAATATTCAAGTAGCTCCAATATTAGCTGGATTACTAACTATTGATGTTACTAAACTAACCTTTACAGGGTTCTCATTTGTCATCAATGATACTTCATTAATTTTAGTACCAGCAATTCTATTTTTATTAGTTTCTCCATCTCATCTGTTACCATTTGGATCATTATATAACTCATCTAAGTCTATTTGAGTATCAGGATCATGAAAGAATTCTATTTCTTTTTTATATTTATTAGCTAAAGACTTTTTAGCTTGAACATATTTTTTTCTAGTAATATTTCTTCAAGTAAATACATTTGTATCTGAACCATCTAAAACATTACCATTTTGTTCTATTTGGTATTTAATACCATTAAACATATTCAATATACCATTATCAGCTGATGGATTTTCTAGTTTTTTACCATATAAGGCTACTTCTACTAGTTCATTAGCAATCTTTTTAGCGATAATCCTTTTCATATGTTCTTCAAAACTTTTTCATTCAATATTATCATCAATTTCATCATCTGATAAGTAAAAAAATCACTCTACTTTTCTTGATGTTAAATATATTGAATTAGTTTCTACTTTGTATCATGCTTTTCAAGAATTACCATGAGTTCTTTTTCAAGCACCTCAAGGCATTAAGAATTTTCAAGGAGCAATTAGTTTTGCAATCTCTTTTGTTGGTCATTTCATTGTAATCACTCTAAATTTCTTTAGTAATCCTTGTGATTCATCTTTTACATAATCAATAAATTGTTTAGCTTCATCATTTTTCCAATGAAAATTTACAGGAACTCAGTTTGAATCTAATGTAAAAGCTTTTTTTAGATCCTCTGTTTTTTTAGTCCTTTTTTTAAGTTGTATAGGCATTTTTAATAAATTTAAAATATAAAATTAATCTATTTTTGAGATCCTTTGATCTTTTAATATTTTTTCCATTTCTTCAACTCTATCAATAGTAGAATCAAGAGCATCTCATACAGTTTTATCATCAGTTTCTTTTTCTTTTTTTATTTTTTCTATTTCTCCTGTTAATTCTTTTAGTTGTCACATAAAATTTGTAACATCATCTGAAGATAAATACATATCTACATATTTTTTGATAGCTTCTTTTCAATCATCTGATTCAAAAAACTTTTTAATATCTTCTTCTGAAATATTTTCATTATCTTCTGATACTTCTTTAGATAATTCAGTTTTCATCTCTGAAGCTTCTTCAAATTTCTTAATAGCTTCATCTGACTTATCTTCTTTTAATAAAGATATACCATCAGAGAAAACTCCAAAGAATTTTTCTAGTAATTCTTTCATATAAAATAAAAGTTAAAAATTAAACAATTATCAGATTAGTTTCTTTCTTATTCCCCTCAAGGTCATTTCAAGTTAGTTAAAATTTTATCTAATTTCTTTTTATTTTTGTCTTTCTTAACTGTTTTAAATAAAGCAAACTTATTCTCAGATTGTTCAACTGCAGGTGTATTATCTTTTGATACTAGACTTATTCCATCTACAAATACATTTCAAATATTTCTTGTCATTTTATTTTTATTAAACTATAAAATATCATTCCATTGATACTCAGACAAAATCTCAGGCTTTTACACTTTTATACAAAGTATCATCTACAAACTTAACTCACACATACCAACTTCATTTTTTTACTATAGTTTCTCAAACTATGATGTCATTTGGAGCTATGAAGTTTTCTACAAATTGATATTTTGATTTTTCTATTTCGGTATTTTCTTCATGGTCTATATTTAAAAACTTATTTTGCATATTAGCTCCAAAATCATGAGCTGTTTTTATTATTTCTTCAGAAGTTATCACATCTCAGTTTCTATCTTCAATATCAGGTGTTAAAATACAAAAACTCACAGTTTTATGTATATCATCTGTTTTTAAAAGTTTTATCATCACAGTTTTTTAGAAAATAAAAAAAAACACTACTTTTTAGTTTAGTAGTGTTTTAGTTCCCTGAAAGGTCTTTTAATTACTTATTTTTAATTTTATAATAAAATCTTTCTCATTCATTTTCTAATGAAAAATTTAGTATATCATTATTATTATTTATATAACTGAAAAATTTTAAAAGATTATTTTTAGTAATTCTATCAATAGATAAGTTTTCAAATAATAAGACTAACAAAAGGTCTTTACCTTTTTCATTATAAAAATATAAATCATCTTTTAAATAAATTTCTCTTTTAATAATTCAATCTACAGCTGTAGATGTAATACTAGGTTTTAATTCATCTGAATATCAATTAACCATTATTTGTATCATTTCATCATCAAAATAATTCTTAAAATCTATAACTTTTCAATCTATGCTATCTAAATCTATATCTCTTTTTAAAAACTTACTTGGTTTAAATCAGAAGAATGACATTAATATTATAAGTCATATTATTATTGCTATTAATTCCATTTTTTTATCAGTTTTTAATAAATAAAAATACTTTTCTTAGAATAATATACAAAGTTGTTATTCAATATTTTAAAAATAATAATATTAATATTGGAAATACATAGTAAATAAAGATATCTTCATAATCATATTTTCTTATTATTTTATTACTTAGAATTCTACTTGATCTTCTTTCAACAGGTTTTATATCTTCTGTTTTACCATTTAAATAATCCATATCTCTTTGGTATTCATTACCAATTTCATCCATATATTTATCAAAGTCATTTGCATAAATATCTAATTCCTTATTAAAGTTATCTTCATTAATAAAGTTTGGATAATCAACAGATCATTTTTCTTTAAAGTAATTGTAAATTTTACCATAGCAACTATTTGAATAATATCTTGAACTATTCTCTCAAATATTTATAAAGTCATATCTAAATGAGTCATCACTTTCATCCAAAATAAGAGCATTACAATTATCTCTCCATGTATATTTTAATTCATATTTACCATTAGGTTGTTTTTCTACATGATCTTTAAGATTTTTAATAGCTGATAGTTCTATTTTATTTCAACTTTTAGATAAGTCGTATTTATAAAAACTAAAATCTTCATAATTTACAAAATAATGTAGAGGTAATAATATTAATAAAGATAAAAATCATATTATATATAATACTGTAAAAGTTCTTCAAAATTTACTATCAAATATAGATGAGTTAGTAAAAGAAGGTTTAATTATAGGATTTAAAAATATTTTTGTGAAAATACTTCACTCTTTTTTATTTTTCATAAATTGATTTTTATAATTTAGATTTAATTATATATACTCATAAATCTAAATTAATCAACTCTCAGGATTTACAATACTATAATCAGTATAACATCTACAGTTAAATCAATGAGGTGCATGATCTGTATTGGTTCATGGAAATAACTCATTTTTTAATATCCATCAAGCCTCTTCATTTTTTATATGACTTTCTCTAGCATTACTATCTCCTTGAGTTTTAGTTCTTTTATATCAAATTACATCAAAGTGTTCAGTATATTCATCATGTTGCTTTCTACTTCCAAATTCATAGGCATTTCAGACTTCCATTACAGATATTAAACTACTCCTGTAAGTAGAATATTTTAAAAATTTATCATCTATCTTTTTAGCTATTTCTTGTAGTGTATCTCATTTAGATATTCAGTATTCTATAATTTTTCATATTTCTTCTCTAGTTGTATCATCTATTTCTGATATAAGTTCTCAAGCTCTATTTTTTGCATAATCTAGTTGATATTCATTATTTATTCAAATATCTAAACTTAATCATATATTTTCTAGCTCCAATTTACTTTTTTGTTCTTGCTCTAACTGTCAAAGCAAAACTATAGCTGAAAGTTTCTCTATTAATTCTTTATTAATTTTAGGATCTTTAGCTTTCTTAATATCCTTATTATCTTTTAATCCATTTATATACTCTATAGCTTGATCCTCAAAATATGTATTAAAAAAATTCATGAATTCATAAAAATAATTCATAAATTCTTTAGTTTTTACCTTTTCAAAATCATCTATAATTTCTTTTATTAATTTTATTTGTTTTTTCATATTCAAATTTTATTTAAAAAGTTTCACCATTTTGAGTAATTATTATTTAATTTCTTTTCTACTTCATCTAGTTCCATATCTTCTTTATTATCAAACTCTGATCATCATGATGTTTGTAGTTCATCTCATCAAGGTACAGTATCAAGACCAAGCTTTTCTCTTTGCTCATTAGCTGTAGTGATACCTGCTTTTTTATATCAAGTTGCTATTTTCATTTCATCAACTCAATTTTTCAAATCTACTTTATTAAATTCAATCTCATTTATTTCATCTTCAGAAATATCTTTTAAAAATAAATCATTTTCATTAGATTTTTTCCAAGCAATTAGTTGAGCTTTTAATTGTCTTAGTATTTTATTTTGAAGTGGTATTATAATATCAGAGTATAGACTTTCTAATGCTGTATTACTAGTAGCTTTATTTGAGTTCTTTGATGATAATAAATCAAAAGGAATATTAGTTGATATTGATATATCTTCTTTTAATTCTCTTTTTAGAGCTATAAACTTATCAGGATCTATCCTTGTTGATAAATCTATTTTTCAAATCTTTCAAGTTAAAAATAAAGTATTATGAGAATTATCTATTCATGATATTTTATCCTTGATCATTTCTTCTATTTTTTCAACTTGCTCGGTTGTAAGATTTCATAGTTCATCATATAGTATATTAGGCTCAATATTTCATCATTTAAAGAAGTTTTTATAGTATTTAGTTATAAATGCTAATAAAACTACTTCATCAATACAAGAATGAAATAAACTATCTCAGTAATGTTTATCTCCAAGAGATCATCTTTTAAAAAATAATACCTCATCACTAGAAAAAGGAACTTTCTTAATTCACTTCTTACTTCTTTGGTAATAATCTATTTTTTTAGTATTTCATGATGTTTTTCTGATTGATGGAGTTAAAATAGTTTCAAACTCTAATAAATTTTCTTTTTTTCAATTTTTTAATCTTTCAGAGAAAGAATTTCAGAAAGTTAAAAGATTTTGTGAAATAACTTCCATATCTAAATTCTTTAAAAGATGATCTAGTTGTTCATTCTCAGTTAACTGAAAACCACTATCTACCTTTGATGATATTTTCTTTATAATTCAAGCTATAATAGAACTATTATCATAAGCATACAATAATTCTTCAAATCATACCTCAGGTTCTAGAATTCACTCTTTATTACTAAATAAATCATCACTCTTATCATCAATCTGTTTTGATTTAGTTGAATTAAATAATTTTATTCTTGTTTTGTTAGGCATAGATTTATACAAAAAAATAAAGACTAGAATTATTATCTAGTCTTTGTCTTTCCCCTCAAGGTCTTTTATGTATTTCTATTTAACTCAATTATATCATGTAAACTTGCAACATACCATTTAATTTGATTTCATTCACTTTCAGAGAAATTATATAATTTTATTAGCTCTCTTAAATAATATGAGTTAAATTTTGGTGCTACATCTCATGATTCTATTCTTGTCATCTCTCTTTCAGTTCACTTTATAATTTTTGCTACTTCTTTTTTAGATAACTGAAGTTGCTCTCTTTTTTTTTTAAGTAAAACTCAGAGGATACTTTCATCACTCTTTAACCACTTCTTTTGATTTTCTTTATAAAAATTATCTTTTTCTAATTCAAAAAAATCATACAAGGTATCAAGAGTTTGAGATGTATATTTTTTATTTTTATGTCATCTCATAATTGAGTAAATAGCCTTACATCATATTCAAGTTTCATGTCTTAACTTTTTCATATTATTAATATCAAGAAACTCTTTAATTCTTTGCTGTATTAAACTCATATTAAATTAATTAAAAAGCTCTAATTTCTCATCAAGAGAATGGTTTAAAACTAAAAACCATACTATCAACAAGATCATCATGTTCATCATTTGGAAATGCAAGTAATTGTTTTTCTAAGCCTAATACACTATGAGTATCAGGGTTAAATTTTATAAGTCATCTTTCAAACTCTCACTGATATTCTCTTAGTCTTGTTACTTTATCCTTTTCTGAATTTATAACTATCACTGCTAATCATCTTTTTTTCAGCATTCTAGCAAGTATTAATCAACCATTATTTTGTTCAATATATATCAAATCACATTTATATTTGTGATATAACTCTGCGACACTATTACAAAACTTATCTTCATCCTTATCACTTTCTTCAAAAGCAATTGATTCAATAATATATTTGTATATTTCTCACATGTATTTTTCCTGAGCTGTTATTGTTAATCACATTGCATCAGTTCAAGTTTTTTCTGAAAAAGCTGGATCTATTCAAAATACTACACGATATACCTTTGGTAATCAGTAATAGTATTTTATGTCAGACTTTTTTATAATTCTTTGACCATTTACATATGGTATTAAATTAAAGTTCTGATTATATCAAATAGAACCATCTCTCCTTTTAGTTTGTAGTGATATAAACTTATAAGCATTATCGGTAATTCAATTATTTTTTTCTTCAGCTTCTTTATCAGTTGCCACAAATCTATTCCATGTTATTTTTCATTTAATTCTTATTGGTATCCAAAATACTTTAAAATCTTTATTAGCTTCAAAGAATTTCTTTAATCTTGGAACTCTACCATCTTCATTAATAACATTTCAAAGGAATATTTTTTGAGCAAAAGCATTTAATCAACCAAATACTTCTCAAGTTAAAAACCTCATATCAGCTTCAATTAAATCAGGATTTCTAGTATTTTTATTTGTATCTATATCATCAAATCATACTAAGTCAGGTCTATGTGTTCTACCATCTCTTCAAAGATATTTTTTTCATCTTGGACTTTTTCAAATACTCATAGCTTGAACTTTTATATTTCAATCTATCATAAATTCTCAAATTGTTTTCTTTGTTGGTTCATTTTGTTTTCTTCATTCAGGAGGAATATATAGATTTCAAAAATCATGTATCAATAATTCATTTGTTTGCAAAATAATTATAACATCAAGCAACATTGATTTAGCTTGTTCTATCTCTGAATTATAATGCATTATGTATCTTCTTTTTTGGTATACTATCACATAAATATAATAATAAGTCAGAAACATAGTTTTAGCACATTCTCTAAATCAAACAAAAAATATATTGTTCATTTTTTGAAGTTCATCTAAATAATCCATATGGAATTCAGCTAGTGGATGTGTAAATTCATTAGGAAAGTAGTACAGACAAAAAGAAAGAAAATCTCATTTAAAGTATTCCTTTCTTAAAAATATTTTATCAGGGTTTGTAAAGAGATAACTTAAAAGTTCTCTATCTCTTTTCATATTATCATAAATTATTTTTTAATATTTTTTCATATATAACCTTATCTTCTTCAGATAATGTAAGTGGACTTCATTGGTGAAGTTGTAGCTTATTCATAAAGTCTTTATCTTTCATAGTAAGCCACCATTTCGAATCAGCTGTATCTCAGCTTTTTATATTTCATCAAATGTTCAATCTAGCTTGCATAGAAATACTATCTTTAAGTATCTCTTTTTCCTCCAAAAATTCAGGATTTTCTGACTGATATAAATATAAAGAGCTCTTCGATATTCAGCAGAAGTAAGAGGCTTGTAGGTCTGTCATACCTACTGCAAAACATAGCTTTAATTTTTGGATAGTGTGATCTGTCATTTTCTTAGGTCTTCCAGCTCAAATATTTCAATTATTTTCTTCTTTTGGAATATCTTTTTCAGTGACTTTTACAGTTTTTTGTTTATCCTTTAAAGCTATTTTTTTACCCTTTTTTTTGGAGTTTCTTTTAATCATCTAGAATTTTATTAATATCTAATTTTCTATTTAGACATAACAGCTCTTTTTTTCAATTTGTTACATCGTAATATCTTTTTATGATAGTTTGTATAAACACTGTATCAAGTTCCATCATAAAACATTTTCTTTGTCTTTTTTCTGATGCAATCATAGTAGATCAACTTCATCAAAATAAATCTAAGATAACATCTCAAGGTTTACTACTATTATTCAAAGCATACTCTATAAGTTCTACTGGTTTTTGAGTAGGATGAACATATTCATTAACATTTGCTCTTTTCATACTCCATATGGTAGTTTTTCATTCATTCTCAGCTTCTTTAGCTCTCTTTAATATATTTAAAAGCTGTTTATCTGTTTTTCCTTTTAAAGTTTCAATTACTGTAGCATGAGTTCTATCTCAATAAAAATTGGTAGAATTTCATTTTATTCAGCAATAAAAAAAAGGCTCATGCTTCCATCTATAATTTCCCCATCAAAGTGCTGAGCTTGGTTTATTCCATATAAGCTGATTCTTTATATCAAATCAGTGGTCTTTTAAAGATTTTTCAAAAATACTTGCTGTAGAAGTAGAATGAAATACATAAGTTCAAGCTTCTTTTTTAATAGACTTTTTATATACAGAAAAAGTATCATCTAAGAAACACTTAAAATTAGCATCACTCATATTATCATTTTCTATTTTTCTATCAGTACCTGTAATTTTTCCTTGTCATTTATAATTCACATTATACGGTGGATCTGTAAAAATCATGTCAGCTAACTTGTTGTTCATTAATTTTTCAACATCTTCTATTTTAGTTGAATCTCAACACATCAATCTATGTTCTCAAAGCTGAAATATATCTCAAGACTTTACTATAATCTTTTTATTATCAGTAAAAGGTACTTCATCTTCTATTTCTTCGTTAAATTCTTCACTATCAAATAAATTGAAGTTTAAATCAAACTTGAGATGATCCACAATATCAATAGAAAAATCTCATAAACTAGCTAGATCTATTTTCAGATTCTCAATATTAAATTCAGCTAATAGGTTTGTAGTATTATCTCTAATTCTATAATCCTTTTTTTGATTTTCATTTAATCAATAAACTCTCATAACTTGTACTTTTTCTACTCACATTTTTTCAAGTGCTAGAGTTCTTCAATGTCATGCTAGTATCACATTTTTATCATCTACTATTATCGGTGCTATATATCCATCTTTTTGTATTGATATTACTAATTCTCATACATCTTTATCTGTATGAATTTTATTATTATTCTCATATGGAATAATATTTGAGAGTTCTAATTCTATAAACTCTTTTTCTAATTCTTGCATTTTAATTTGGTTATAAAATACTATCTATCATATTTTGTATAACTCATTCACTTAATTCTTTATGTTTATGAGCTTCTTTCCAAGTTCCAATAATCTCATTCAGTTTTTTCTTTTGTTTTATATCTAGATTTTTACTTAAATTATCAACTATAACTCTATCAGATATACTTCAAACTAAAGGAGAATGCATAAAACTTTTTATTTCCTTATAAAGATAATTAATACTATTACAGTTCTTTATTTTAAAGTTATCTTCTAATACTAATTTAAATCTTCTTATAAATTCTTGTTTTCATATTCTTTTGATCAATGTTATACATTGTTTTCAGAATATTCTTTGCCATTTCTGAGGTTCTTTAAAATCATCAATTCAAATTGATTTATATAAGAATTCTAAAAGAGCATTTATTTCTTTATCTCAATATTCAATTTTATTAACAATATTAGAAGAAGATTCAATCTTCTTTAACTCTTTAGAGTTATTATTAATACTTGTATTATTATCTTTGGCATTTTTGCTAATCGTCGGTTGGTGTTTTTGTCTATCGTCGGTTAGTGTTTTTGCTAATCGTATTTTTCTACTAATAACCTCTCATCATCTATACTCGTATTCAATATTAACAAATCATAATTTTTCTAATTTTTTTATTTTTTTACTAATATTGGTTTCGTGTAATTTCAGCTTTTTAGATAAATGCGAATTACTAGCAAAACAAAAACCTTTTTCAGCTGTTAAGCTAGAAATATATAATAATAATTGTAGTTCTGATTTTATTTTCTTTTCAAACAACCAATCATTATCACATATTGCATATCAGTTTTTAAGCATTTTTAGATCTTGTTATTATAATATTCAAGCATCCTTTTTTCTTCAGGATCAGGAATATCTAAACTCAAGAAATCTCGAGCCCAAACTCTTATTTTATTTATAAATATTGTCATTTCTCTATTACTAAGACTTCTTGTTGGTTTTATATAAGTTGTTCTTAATTTAAATGAATAAGTTCTTAAAAACTTAGATTTCAATATTTCTTTCAGTTCATCTTTATCATGTCATGTTTCTCAATAATCTTCTAAAAAATCAAATATTAAATGTAGATAAGAGTTTTGAGGAATCGAACGGGAACGAGAAAAGGCTTTCACTTTGTAAAGCCTTTTTCTTGCAGTTTTAAGATATTCTATAAGTTCCTCATTAGTTCCTATTTTCAGAGTCTAAAACTCAGATTATAGGATATCTCAGGTGTATGTGATTCCTCGAAGTCATTTTTTAAGTCATTAACCTCTAGCATTTCCTGTTTATATTTTTGGTTTACAGTTTCCTCTTTTGATATTATATCATCTGAGTAATCCCATTTTTTCTTCTGAAGATAATAGAAGCTTCATAATCAATCTCTTTTAAATGTATCTACTTTTTTTTCTTTCATATGTTTATCAATCTCCTTTTTCAATACTGTTTGTTTATCTATAATTTCTCTTTTTTCTCTTTCAAGTCTTACATATTCCTCCATATCAGTTGAATCTATCTCTAATTGTCATTCTTGAGATTCAAGCCATTTTTCATATTCTTTATTCATTTCTTCAAAAGCCTTTGGTACTTTTTTTCTCATCTTTTTTACTTCCTTTGGATCTATGTTTACTTTAAATGTTTTTATTTCTCAAGTTGGTATTATATTTCAGACAGAATCTTCTGATGTTTCTAGCCAATCAAGGTAAGCATGAGTTGGTATTTTTCACGATTGCTCTTCTATAAGCATTGCATAAAAATATAATTGTCAGTGATTATCAGCTCTTTCTTGATCCCAAGGTTTTTTACCTGTTTTAAATTCTCTAAAACTCTCTAATCAATCATCTACTATATCAGGACAATTATCTAAAAATCAAAGACAGAAGATTCAATCTATAAATTGTTGAAGCTTTTGCTCATATACAGGATATAAATCAAATTGGAAGTTTAGGAGTGTTTCTATAAAATCCTCATTTTCAGAAATTCTAGCAATAGTTTCTCTATAATTTTTCTCTTTCCATCATTCTATTTGTTCTACTTCTCAATTTCTATTTTTTGATAAAGTTAAGATTATTTCTTCTTCATCAAAACTTCAAAGTTCAATCATAGTTCAAAGTATTTTTCAAAAAATTATCTCTTTTGTTTCAAAGAATGGTTCTTCCTCGAAATATGTTTTTATAAATTGTGATCTATAGTTCTCAAATGAGCTTAACTTAGACCAGCTTAAACTTTTAATTTTTCACATGTTTAGTTTTATTAGGAATTATTATTTAGATTTAGTCTTAGGTTTTGGTTTTTCTTCTACTATTTCAGCTTCTACAATATTATCAGTTAATTTTTCTTTTACTTCATCTTTTATTTTCACTAATTCTTTAACCTTATTCTCAGAAATATAATCTTTATTTTTCTTCCTTTCTTTATTCAGTTCTATAAAAACTTTTCTAAGTTCATCTTCATTTATTACAGCCATCATTTTATCATAATATAGCTCATAATTTTTATTTTGTGTATCTTCACTTACTTCTTGTTTAACATCATCTTTTATTTCTTCACTTTCATCATAAGTTCCTGCGAAAAGTTCTTGAAATGTTCATCTAAGAGCTTGAGCTTCAGCTACTTTTTTAATCATTGTTGCTGGTTTTTGTTTCCATACACTCAAATTCGTATTATATTCTCATAAATCTACAAAACTAAACATTGATTTACTTGCAGTTTTTCTTTTTACTATACAGTATGCTCAGACTAGATTTCATCTATTTGTGAAGTTATATTTATGTTTAACTTCTCAGTTTTCTACCTCAAATATGTCATTTGAATATACCGAATCTACTGTATGATAGTCATACTCTTTATTCGATTGAGCTGATTTTCTATAACCATCTCTTCATATAAATATACTTGCAGGTTGAGTTGAATACTTAACAGCCCATATTTCTCTCAAAAATGGGTTTAATCAAGTTGCTTTTCAAATTCATACAAATGTATTGAATTCATTTTCAGTTAGCTTAGGTGCAAATAATTGCTTTACCTCTGATAGCTTAGTTTGGTCTTTCCAAAGTTGTATATCTGTCATCGTGTTATTGACTTAATGTAATAAATTACTATTATGTCATAGCTTATTTCACTTATGTGTAAATGAGTGTTCACGGATTGAGCTTCTTTTATTAGAAGCTCTTTCTTTTCATTTATTTTTCATAAAGTTTTAATAAAAAGCTATTACATATTCTCTTTATACCTATCTTCCATAGATATGATTTTATCTCATATTTCAAGTAGACTTCAGTATTCTAGATCACTCATTTTTGTTTGATCTATAAGTTAATAATAAGTTTTACTTATCTTATTAAATAACTTCTCTTTTGCTTTAAAATCTCTTATCATAATTCTAAGTTAGATTCTAAATCTCTATATTTAGATAACTCATCTTCTATGAAATTATTAATATATCATTTTATATTAATCTCATCAGAAAATCAGTTTATAAATTCTATAAATCTACAGAACTTATCATTATCAATACTTTTCAGTACCTCAATTTCTCTTTTCATAGACTCATATTTTTTATGGTCTACTGTAACAGTTGTTCACATATGCTATTGTTATAAAATAAACCAGCTTCACATTCTAATTTTTTAGTACAGTAATCAGAATGTCCTACCCATCATATTATTATGATGATTAGTGTTATTTTGTAGACAATGCAGTTATTATTACTCCTTATTTTTCTCATAAGTTATCATCATTACCAAATAAATCTAAAATGCTATATCTAGCTTGTTTAGTTTTTCACTCAATTTCATTTATAGCTTGAGTTAACTTCCATTTAGTTTCCCATCTTGGATTTTTATATTTATTGATGTGATATCTTACAAGGTATGGTTTCTTTTTTAGCTTTTTAGCTAATAATTCAACCAGAGTATTATCTTTAACTTTTCTCTCTATTAATCTCATTGTTTTAATGTTAAGTGGTATTATTATCAGCCTGTAATAAAATTTCTACTATGTTAAATAAATCTTTCTTTACAAACTCATCTTTAAGTGCTTTTTGTATCTCATTCTCCTCTATGGGTTCATCGAGATAAAAAGCACAGTTAATCCACTTCCATTTTTTATCTTCAGATTTCATTTTTTTAATTTTATTACTTGTATAACTTAATTTGGTTATAGTAAAAATCAAAAAAATATTATTTGTCTGTTATCGGCTTATGTTAAAGATCATTTGCATTCCACAACACCAATATAACCTTTTTTGTGTATAATGCAAATGTTTTTTATCACTTTTTTATACCTCTGAGAGATGTTTTCATTAAAAATCTATTGACTTTAGAGTAAATAAATATATACTATTACCTATATTAGTTATATTCCTTAAATAATAACATGTACAAAGAAAAAATAGTTAACATTGATAGTATCTGTAAGTTTCTTGGATCTGAAATTTATAGGTATTTAGAAGAAAAAGAACAGACTGTTATATGATTAGCTGAATTATTAAATAAATCTCAACCATATATTAGTGATTTATTAAATTGAAGAAGATCTACTTCTAATTTAGAAATTTATAAAAAAATGGCTATAAGTTTATGAATGAGTGAAGTTGATTTTGATAAACTATTAAAAAAAGCTAGGAAATATGAATATGAAATAGCTACATGAAAAATATTAGATGATAATTCTGATTTATTAAAAAATTTAAAATTAGAAGATTTAAGGTTAGCTCTTTCAAGAGAATTTGGAACAAATGATGAAGCTGTTTTAAATGATATTATTGCTTATGCTAGGTTTAAAATTGAACAATGAGATACAACTTTTTTGAAAAATATGTTAAAAGACTAGCATTTTCTTAAAATAATTATTTTTAGTGTATTTTTATGAAATCACTATTTTAATTGAAATAAAAAATTGATAATGAGAGACTTTCTAGATAATTATAAAAACAACGAATTACCAATTAATATTGAAGAAGTAATACATAGCTTATGAATCAATATTGAATACTTTAATTTTAGTAAAATTAATGGTTTTATATCATGAAAAAATATTGTAATTAATAAATCATTGAGTTTAGCTGAAAAAAGATTTACTTTAGCTCATGAGTTATGACATTATATCGATTGAGAGATATGAGCATCTAAAGGAATATTTGCATGTAAAGAAGAAAAGGAGAAAAAAGCAGATAATTTTGCAATGGATCTATTATGTCCTACTGCACAAATTAAAGAGCTATGGGAAGAACATGAAAATATTCCAACATTAGCTCAATTTTTAGTCGTTCCTGAAAGACTAATAGAAAAGAAATTAAAACTAATCTATACTTAAAATATGAGAGCAATAATCTATTGTAGAAAATCAACTGATAGAGATGATATGCAAGTACAATCACTTGATACTCAACTACAATGGTGTCTTGATTATTGCAAGGAATACAATTTTAATATTGTTGAAACAATACTTGAAGCAAAAAGTGCTAAACAACCTTGAAGAGAATGATTTAACAAAATGATCATGATGCTTGAAAAATGAGAAGTTGATACTATTATTACTCTTCATTTAGATAGACTTACAAGAAATGCTGTAGATGAAGGTACTCTAAAATGGTATGCTCAAAATAGAAAAATTCAAGAAATTCATTGTAAAGAATGAATTTTTACTGGTGATCAAGTTTTAATGCTTTCAATTCATTTTTGATTTTCTAATCAATATATTGTTGATTTGAGAAAAAAAGTGATTGAATGAATAAATACAAAAGTTAAATCTTGATGAATAGTTTCAAGAGTTCCTATAGGTTATGTAAATAATAAAGAAACTAGATGAGCTGATATTGATAAGGATACTTTTCATTATATAAAAAGAATTTTTGAAATGAGATCTGAATGACATAGTTATGATTTAATAACTAGTGTTATAAGTGAAGAATGATTAAGAACAAAAAAATGAAATAAAGTACCTAGATCTGTAATTGAAAGAATGGTTAAAAATCCATTTTATTATGGTGTTATTGAATATGCTTGAGAATTATATGATTGAAAACATGAATCTCTTATATCGAAACAATTATGGGATAAGGCTAATCAATATTGAAGATGAATAACTTATGTCTTAGATAGGCAATTAACCCCCTTAAAATGAAAAGTAAGACATAAAGAAACATGAGATTTAATGTGTACTTCATTATTAAAAAAGAAATACATATATTTTCATGTTCACTCAAGAAAATCAAAAGCAACTTGAACTAGACTTTGGTATAATCAAAATGAAATTATTAAAGTTTTTGATGAAAATATTTGGTTATACAGTATTCCAAAGAAATATAAGGAAGATGTTAAAAATTGATTAAAAGATTTCTATACAGAAAGAGTTGAATACAACAGAAAAAAAAGAGATGTATTTAATAAAAAATTATCTAAATTAGAAAATGAAAAAACCTCACTTATAAAAATGAGGTCTAATTGAGAAATTACTTCTGAAGAATTCACTGATATGAAGAATCAGTTAATAAATGATATTGCTGATTTAAAAGATCAAATTATTAGATTAGATAATGATGATAAGGATATTTTGGAGAATTTTGATAAGATGGTCGAACTCCTTGTAGAGCTCTCTACTAAGTGGAAAACGATGAATATAGAGCAAAAGGTATGAATCATTAATTCTATCGTGGTCGAACTCCAAATAGACAACAAAAAAAGGCTTTACATTGAGGAAAACCTCTTCTTTAAAGCCCTTCAAAAGGTCAATTATCATAAATGGTGGAGCTAGACGGATTTGAACCGACGTCTCGGAAGGCTAAAGAAATACTTCTACTATCATAGTTTATTTTAATAATTATGTAAGCAAAGAAAATAAACAAAAAACTACATAATAATCTATTCTACAATATTTTTCTAAAACAAGAACAAATTAAAAGACTTATTAGAAAAAACTCTATTTTATAATTCTATAAAACCTTAAGAGTCGAAGTTTTTATAAAATGTGTAGCAGGCCAATCGGCACTCATTGTCTAGCAAAGGCTACAGTTACTACCAGTTTGGTTAGGCAGCAACGAAAGCTGGAGCTTTAAAAGCTGCAGCTGCAAAGTTAGATAAACTAGCTTTGGCTCTGTTATAAGTATTTGCACTTATTGTTATCTATGATTGATTAAAGGAAGCCATAAACATCTCCCTGATAGCATATAACCCGAGCTGATCTCCCGATAGAAACCAAGATTAGCCCCATATCTTGTAATTATAGTATATAAAAAAAACTAAAAATGTAAAGTTTTTAGTTTTTTTAATTTTTTTTATTACTAATATCATTTATTTAAAAATCTTTTTCACCACATTTCTAAAAATATTTGTGTTGATATAATCAATTTCTATTTTATTATCATCTATATAAACAAAAGAATTTTCAAAATCTTTTAAGTCTTCAATATTTATAAATACTTTTTTTATTTCATCATAATCAAATTCTATTTTGTTTTTATTTGTAAAAATTATTTTACAATCATTATATTTTACTAATTCATTATTTTTTAGATATCTTCATAAATTAATTATTAATTTAGCACTTATATTTTGAAAATCTACAAAATTATATCATATAAGTATATAACTGGATAATTTATTTACCATAAAATATCTAACATCAATCATATCAGATATATTATAAAGATCTTCAATATCTAATTGATTAAAATCATATTTATCTATTCAAGAATCATATATATCACCTATTACATTCAATAACCTGTTATCTATTTTATCTTTATTTTTTAATAAATCACTTATTCATTTTAATTCAAATCATTTTAAATTTATTAATTTTAAAAAATTATCAATAAATGTATTTTCATCAAAAGTTATTGTTATATAATTTATTAAATATATTTTATCTCTAAATGATTGAAAATTATCTAGAAATTGATTTATTTTTTCTTGAGAATTAAAATAATTATAAAAACTTAAGCTATCAAATTTATCAAATTCTCAATTCTTTATAAAACTAATAGTATTATTTAATTCTTTTTGAAATATACAATCTTCATCTATACCTATAAATTCATTGTAAAAATCATCTTTTTCTAGATTTTCAAAATCTTCTCACTCTATATCTTTAAAATATAATTCTTTTATTTTTTCATATTCAAAAGGTTTTTTTTCTAATAATAAACTCAAAAAATTATTTTCATTATATATTCTTGAATTAGATACATAATTATCTAAAGAAAATAGTAAAGTAATTATTTTTATGTATTCTTTATAATTACCTATCAAAGTTATTCAATTTTTATTTAAAATAGCAGTAAAAATAGAATAAACTGCACTGAAATTTATTACATTATCAGTAGATTGAGTATAAAAATCATTAAAATATTCTTGACAATTTTTTAAATATTTTATTATTTCTTTATCGACTCCAGATTTTTCAATTTTTTCAAATCTAGCTGAACTTATATTAAAATACAATTTTCATATAATTAACTCTCAATCCCCTATTCTTTTTATATCTCTTTCTACACATTTTAAATCAATTGTTTCATCATGAAAATCAATATCTATATAATTAAAATTTTGATTAAGTTTATAGAGTTCATTTATATTCGCTATATTTCATCACATTTTATCTAATATTTTCAATACTTTGTCTCTATATTTTTCTGCTTCTATATCTAAAATATGTATTTCTTGTATAACTAAAAACAAATCTAAAATTTCCTTTGTTATTTCATCAAAATAAAAATAATGATTTCAATTTAATTTTACTACTTTTAATTTTTGATTATTTTTTTTTGTTTCTGATTCATATAATACTTTGATTTCATATGGATATTCATCTAAATCATCTAAATTAATTTCAAACTTATAACTATTTTGTAGATATGGCTTTAATAGATAATCATAATTAGCTTTTAAATGTTCCATGAATTGATTAATATCAATTATTTCTATTGGGTATAAAAATATTTCTAAATTTCTATTATAAAACAATACATCATAAACACTTTTATTTTTCTTCTCATTACACCAAAAATGAGCCTTTAATGTATTTAATAGTAATACTATATCTTGAAAACTACTTTGACAATAGTTAGTTTTATTCATTCATTTGATAATATTTTCCTGTATATTATCAGGTAAATAAATATTATTTCAAATAAAATTAACATTATTTGAATATCTTGATTTTGTATATATAGTTGATTTTTTTAAAAAAGTGTTAACTATTTCTCTTATAATCTTTTCTATTTTATCATCTGTATTACTATGATCTATTTCATTATTTTGTTCATCATGAAAAAGCATTAAAAGTTCTTGTTTTATTATTTCTATTTCATAACAAAAATTCACAAATTTTGCTTTTTGAGTTAATGCAGGTAAAAGAGATTTTTTTCTAGCTTGTCCATGCGAAATTAATGAGTTCATATTTTTTATGTTTTTATAATATTTTTTATTCTTACTTTTACCAAATTTTTAATTTAAGTAAAAAATTTTTTACTTTAGATCGCTCATTTTTAATTTGTTTTCATTTTATAAATCAAGTTATAAAACTATCTGATTTACCATCAAATATTTCACTATGATTTATTTCCATTATTTCTCTTTCTAATTTTTCACTCTCAATCTTCATTTGATCATTATTTTGAGAAAGTTTTTTCATCTCATTTAATGTATCCATACTATTTGGAAAATATATTAGCAGTTCAGTTAATGAAACTATTCTTTGTTTATCTATATTTGATAAAAAAGAAATTTTTAATAAAGTTTCTTTATTGACTATAGAGTTGACTGCATTATTATTAAATAAATCTTGATTTTTTTTATAATCTGTGAATTTTTCATTTATTATATAATAATTTTTATAAATCTCTAAAAGCATTTTTTTTAAAATATATTCTTGCTTCATTAATCAATCTTTTTCATCTTTAATATTTCATCTTACATATTTGTCATTTTTTTTGTCCTTCAAAATATTTTGATATAATTGCTTTAGTTTATAGTCACTTATATTATCTGCAAAATAGTCAAAATGTATTCAATGTGCTTCAAAATAATGAAAAAATCATGATATATAATATTTTTCCATTTCTCTTAAATCACTAGTTAAAAAATCAATTATTAAGGTAGTTTGATGTATTCAATCTTTAACTTGTTTTTTTGTAAAATTAAAAATAAAAAAAGAATCCACAACCACTTCTATATTTTCGCTTTTTGTATTTTTCCTGTTGTATTTTTTTGATAAAATATTTGATACATTATCAAAAGCTTTAATTATATTTTTATTTATATCTATATTATCAAAATCAAAATACACAAAACTAGCAGAATTATCATGTAATTCTACAAAATCAAAATCATATCAATGAAAGATTTCATTTGATTCTAGCTTAGTATAATCCTCTATTTGATTCATTTCCTTATTTTTTTTAATTATTTTTTATAAACTCTTTTTGTTTTATTTTTTACCTTTAGTATTGAATAATTTACCATTTCTTACTTTCTTAATATTTTCATCTTCTTCTCACTCATAATTAAGTTCAAGACCAAACAATCTTCTAAGCTCCCTATTAAAAATATTAACACTATAAGGCATCATAACTTCTTTATTATTATTCTCTTTTCTAGATATCTTTATTATTTCATTATTTTTTAATATTTCTAATATATCTTGAGAGATACTTAGTTCTTTAATATTTTTTAGGTCAAATTCATCATAGCTTATATAATTTGTATATTCTGAAATAAATATTTTATATTCATACTCTTGTTTTGATAAAATTTCAGATATTTTTAGAACATTATATATGTATTCTAAATTAACTAAACTTTTATCATATTCTATTTTTCAACTAATACCAATTATTCTACTTTGTAAAAATCAAAACATACTACTATCAAAAAATTTAGAAATATTATATAGTAAAGTAGTTGAAATATGGTCAAAATCATATTTACTTATTCAGATTTCTCATATATTTATAAATGTATTTATTATTTCTTCATTAAATTCTATATCATAAGAAATATTAGGAACAAATATTTTTCCTATTATTTCATAATCAGTAATTATATTTTTAGATATATTTTTTCCTTTAATAAGAAAAGGTAAATACCTAACAATCTCTTCTCTAGAAAAATCATTTAAATCTATATTTTCAAAACTATTAGTAACTTTATTAAATAATTCTTCATTTTTCATATATTTTTTAACTTCTTCCAAAGATAGTGTTTTTTCTTTGATTGCATCTACCACATAATCTATTCCTTTATTCAAGTCATCTATTAAAGTATTTACTTTAACCTTTTCTTCTCATAATTTATCTCATAATAAAAATAATTCATTAGTATATTTTTTTCAGTGTTTTTTAAATTTATTAATAAAATCATCAAAACTTATGTTCCAAATAGGTTTAATTATTTGTTTATAATAATCATTTAAATCCTTATATTCATTAAGAGGAATAAATTCTTCAAAAAATCTTATAAGAAATATTTTTATCATTTTATGATCAAAGTTTCAGCTACCATATGGTAAATAAAATTCTAAAGTTTTATCATTATTTTTTGATATTTTTAAAAACTCTTCATTAAATCTTGATTTCATTATTTCTTTTAAAAATATTAGTTCAAATTCATTATAATTAGTAAAATATTTTACTAGATTTATTTGTTCATTATTTTTAATTCTCTCTATATCATATTCAACTATTTCTTCATAATTGTCTTTATTTAATTTTCATTCTTTATTTTCAAGTCATATTATATAATCAACTTTTATTTTTGTTTTTTCTTGCTCTTTTGTTATTTTATTAAATTGTCTTAAAAATAAGATAATTTCTTCACTAATATTTTCAAAACTTAAATAATATTTTCCAAATATTTTTTCTACAATTATCTCAGATCATTTCCCTAAGATAATTATTTTTCTTTCTTCTATTTTTTGAGGATAACTATCTTCTTTTATTTCTTTATTTTCAATGTTTTTAATTCATTTAAATTCTTCTATACTATCATGCCTACCTAAGACTAGCAAAGATAGATAATCAATATCAAAAACAAAATAAAAATTTCATGTATTTTTAGAATATCTTAAAAATTTATAATCATATTGATACTTATTTAATAAAAACAAGTTTTTAAACAACTTAAAAGAATCATAAATATCTTGAAAAGTTTTTATACCATTATCAAATTGATATTTATCAAAGATTTTATTAATAGTTGTATAATAAATACTGGATTTTGTATTTTCTTTTTCTGAAAAGATATTTTTAAATTTGTCGTTATTTTTTGAACTATTTTTATTAACATCATAAAAACTTATTATAAATTCATTATCATTCATACTATATCAAAAACCATATTTTCTTATTGTTGATAACTCTTCTCTAAAATTCATAACAACCCCCTCTACTTTATATTGTATTTTTATTCTTATTTCTCTTACTTTATTTTTCTTTTTTTCAATATCTTCAAAAGTTGTTAATTCACCTCAAAAATAAGTATTTAATTCTTTATTATCTTGATTTATTTCAAATTTTTCTATTCAGCTACCCATGTTTTCTATTTCACTAAAATACTCTAGGATTTTCTCTAAAGTTTTATCAGTAAAATCATTAAATTCAAGATGTTTTTTTTCTATCTTAGACAGATAATCTAAGTTCTGTGAGTTACTTAATTTAGCTATTAAATTTTTCATGTTTATAAAAATAAAATGTTATTTTTTTATTAGTTTATCTATTTCCATTCTCAATACATTAGCTGAAAAATCATTTCAAAAATCAATTTTTTCATTATTAATTATTTTATTTAAAGTTTCAAAATTAAAATAAATTAGATTTATTTTTCAATATAATCAATCTTCAAATTTTACAAAATTATCTGCTATAGTATCACTCAATATTATCTTATAATTATTTTTTTTAAAATTATCTTTAATTAGATCAACAAATCAATAAATAATTTGTATTTTTTTATATGTTAGCTCTGATTCAACTATATCATAACTTAATTTTTCTAAATTTATATCATTAGATATTTTATATTACATTTTAATCACCTATAAATATGATTGAATTTATTCACTAAAAATCCATTTTTAAGAATTTGCATAAATATTATAAGTTTTTCTACATCTTCAAGTTTTATATTTTCAGACAAAAAATATTCAGAAAAATCCCTAACTAATATAGAATGATTTTCTTTTAATTTTAAATAACCAGTTTTTCATACATTTCTTAAATAATATTTTTCATGACTTTTATTTGGGTTTAATGATAACAACAATCTTTTTCATATTCACATTGAAAATCTAGAAAACTGACTCAATAAATCATCAAAAAGATCCTTTGATTTTTCATAATATATTTCTTTACTAATTTTTCATGATATTCTAAGCACATTTAAATTAACTAATTCTCCCTGTTTTTGCTCAACTAGTTTTATAAAATTGCTATGTTTTTTAGTAGTTTTTAATTCTAAATTATCATTTTCTACTACTAACAATTCAGACGACTGGCTTTGAATTATGTTTGACATGAAATTATTTTTAGTTTTTTAATTATTTATTTTTTAAATTTTACTATAATTATTTACTATCTCATGATTCTAGTAGTTTTCATGATTTATTTTCTAAAACTTTTCAAACACTATTTAATGATTCTAAAAAGGCTCCCCTATTATCTTTTTCCAACTCTTCTAAATATTTTTTATCAACATCTTTAATTCACTGCTCTAAACTTGTCATTTGTTTAATTAAAAAATCTCTATTCCTTATTTGAATTACTCTATGTTTTTGAATTTGTTCATGTAACTCTCTGCTATTTTCTGTAAGTTGCCTCATAGTTTCCCTCTTTAACTCTTCCATAGTATCAATAACTTGTCATCATGCTATAACTCTTGTTTGTGAAATTAATTGAGGTCATGCTAAACCTAAAAATATTTTTGTAGAATCAATAGTAGATTTTATATTATCTGCAACAATAGCAGCTTTTTCAGCTGTAGATTTAACTGGTATTATCATAGCCTGTATATTATCCTTCAAAGATGATATTGAATTTATCCTACTATCTAATTTAAGTATATCCTCTTCTGTATCCATAGATTCAATAAAATCACTTTTATCATTAATAGGCTCTAATCAATTTCTAAAACCAACATATTTATTTTCTAAGAATTCAATTACTACATAAACCATAGACATTCATAGTATTTCTAATTTTATATCATCTCTTGTATTAGAGATATTATTTATATATACATTTACATCATCTGATTCCATATTTAAAATTTCTAAAGTACTTTCATATGTTAATCTCCTTACATTTGTAAATATTCTTTTAGCTTCTTCACTTAATCATTTTCAATAGTTTTTTACTACATTTAAAGGAATTAATCAAACTGTAAGTCCAGCTGCTCACATTGCGGTTCATTTAATTTTAGTCATAACTCAAGAAGAATCTTCTGATAACTCTATGTTATCAGTATTACATCAAAGTTCTTTTAATTTTTTTATATCTCAAGTATTTGCGGCTTTAGATAATTCAATAATTTTAGAATTTTTTTCATCTCCTAATCAAATTAAATTTCATAACATATTTAAATTTCATCATTCATCATTTATTTGTTTTAAAAATTTTTGATAAACACATGTCATCTCTCCTGATAATTGATCTAAAAATTCCATTTGTTTTTCACTTGAATTAAATTTTTCTGACAAGTCTAACAATAATTTTTGTTTTCTTTCTGACATCTTTTCTCATTCCATCAAAGGTTTGTAAAAATCATCAAAATTCAAAAAAACATTATGACTATTAACTAATTTTTCATCTACATCATTTAAAGTTTCCAACATTATTATTATTAATTATAAAATATTATCAACAATAATACTTATTCAAACAAAAAAGTCAATACATATATTGACTTTTTTATTTTATTTTTTTTAATATATTATGGTTTAATCTAAATTTTAATATTATGTATTTATAGTCTTTAAATGATGTAATACTGCAGGACATGGTTCTATTTTTTTTATTTCTAATGCTGATCAATTTGTTCAAGGATTAATTATAGTTGATTTTACTTCATCATTTATGAATTTAGCATATTTTCACATATCAGTCTGTTTTCTACTTGAAGGATTAATTTTTCTTTTTCAAATCGAAACTGAATTTTTAACTATATCTATAATTATATCTGAAGTTTTATCAACTTTATCAATTAATTTTTTATCAATTTCTTTTTTATTAATTTCTTTTTTATTAATTTCTTTTTTATTAATTTCTTTTTTATTAATTTCTTTTTTATCTTCTCTTCCTCTATATATTTTTGCTTTTAAAAGATCGTGCTTTTGTTTAGATTTATGTAATCGAATTTTAAGAGCTTCTCTTCTTGCATTTAATTCACTTATTTTGTTCATTTTATAATATTATGTTTAAGCTAATCATCAAATTTTAGTAATCTCTTTAATTTGTATTTCTGAATTATATGGTATAGTTTCTCACATATGAATTAAATGAATTTTTAAAGAAATTTGCAATATTGTTGCTAGAACTACTTCTGGATCCAATATTTTTTCCCTCATCTTTTTATATGTAAAAGTTTCATCTCATAATAATATTTTTGTTTTTTCTAAATCTACAGATCAGGATTCATGTAATATTTCTTCCATCATTTGTCACATTTGCAAACTAATATCATTACTTATATTATCTGTATTAACCATAAAAACAATAGGCTCATCTATAGTTTTTGTAGTAGCACTAGCTTCAACCAATAATTTCATAATTTATTTTTAAAAATACTTTTCAAGTATTATACTTACTATTCCTACAATGTCAAATTAGGATTTTAACTTTTTCTAATAATCCCCAAATTCCCTCTATTTACTTTATTTATATATTTTCAGTTAACTCTTTTTACTGTAGCTATTCTATTTCAACATCAAGTGCATAATATATCAGTTCCTTCAGCTTCAAAATTATCAAGAAAAATACCTTGGTAATCTTTTGTAATCCTATCTCTATGGATTTTCAAAAGTGTTCTACCAGGTCATTTCTTGTATTTAACAAGTCTTTCCCCACATTTACAAAAGACGGTAATAACTTTATATTTCGTTAACTTTCTAACCATATTATTTCCATTTAGTAATATTAAGTCAGCTCCCTTTTTGGTCTATACATAGTACTTCTATAAGTTTATTCTCAACAGCACCATTTCAAAAAGCTGATCAATCTGAATACTTTTTTTCATTAATTATTCAAGTTTCTTTTATTTCAGAAAACCCCATTTTTGCATCTCAAAGTGTTTTAAAACATCTAAGTACTCATGTTTTTTTTCAGTTACCATCTAATTCACTATATTCAGGAATTCAAACATTTTTTCAGACCATATTCAGAACACTTAAAGTTTTAGATTCAGTAATTCACTCTCAAGACATATAATCAAAACCAAATTTATTATTGCATAATATTTTAAAATCATGACTATATTTATCCCATAAAAATGATAATCATAAGTTATTCATAGTATTATAAAAATTTACAAAATTAGTCAAAGCTTTACTTGTAAATTTTTGTTTTTCTTTGGTTGTAATAAATATAGTCTTTCATATATTTGTTTCCAGATTATAACCACCAGATACGCTATAACTTCTGCATTCTGGTGTACTAAATTCTAAAACATCACAAAACTCATCTTTAATTTCTTTTTTAGATTTAGTTGTTTTCTTTTCTTCTATCTCTTCTGATTCTTCTTCAATTTCCTCTAGCTTTTTCTCTTTTACTTTTTCTTTTGACTCTTTAACTCAGACTAATTTAATTATAGAATCAATTAAATATTTTTCATTTTTATCTAATTTTAAATAATTGATTCAAAATAATTTTTCTAAATAAATTATTAAATAATTTTTCTTTTCTGTTTCAGCTAACTTACTATACTCATCATTATTAGTTATTGTTGTATAAATTGAGTTTACAAAATCATTTTTTATAACTATTTTTTCAGAATTCACTTGAAATACTCATATTTCTAATAATTTATTATAAAAATCCTGATTTTGTGTTTTAAGTAACAATATAGTTTTTGTTATATCATTTGAGTATGATTTATCTGCTAATTCTAGTAGTTTTTTATAATGTTTAAATAATACTTTTTTGTTTTTTGGAAAATTTATTTCTATAAACTTATCTATCTCAAAAAAGTTTTTTCATTCACGTATCATAGAGTCAAGAACTACTAATCATATTTTTGCATCTTTTCTTAACTCTGTATTCAATGAATAAAAAAGTGATGAATCTTTTCTAAGTGCAAGATTTACTACTGCTTTATCTGCATGTAAGTGATCAAATTTCTTAAAAAAGTCTGATGAGATTTCTCATATTAAAAAAAGTGCAAGGTTTTTATTAGTATTGTTCTTAGCAATTATTTGATCTACCACCTTATCTACCTCCATTTTATTCTCTAATTCTTTCACCTCAGAAAAGCTCAAAGCATCTCAAACTAACTTTGATATTTTCTCCAAAATAGACAAATTAAATTCCTTATTTTCTGAATCATTATTTTTATTACTTTGCATAATATATATTATGTTAACTAATTACTTTTTTCCTTTTTTCAGCATTAATATTTCATCTCTTAGTTCTGCAGCTTTTTCGTATTCCATATTTGCTGAAGCTATATCCATTTCAAGCTCCAATCTAGATAATTCTCTTTCCATAGATTTTCTATCAAGTACACTGTAATCTCTTTTTGTTTTATTTGATTTAAGTCACATATCCTTTATCTCACTGTATACAGTTTTTGGAGTTATTCCATTTTTTTTATTATACTCATCTTGTAAATTTCTTCTATAATATGTTAAGTCTATAGCCTTTCTCATTGCCTCAGATACTACCAGTCAATCATTATTACATAATTTACCATTATCAAGTCTATATAATCCATCTTCTTCTTTTTTCAATTTACTTATATCTGTTTTTTTAAGCTGCTCACTATACATATAAACCTTACCATTCTGATTTCTAGCGGCTCTACCTATTATTTGAATAAGTGCTGAAACTGATCTTAGAAATCATTGTTTATCAGCATCAAGTATACATATTTTACTAACCTCTGGTAAATCCAATCATTCCCTTAATAAATTCACTCATACAATTACATCAATACCTCATTCTCTTAATTCTTTTAATGTTTCTAATCTTTCTAATGTTTCTATTTCACTATGTAAATATTTTACTTTGATTCAATTATCAAGTAAATAATCTGTTAATTCTTCACTTGATCTTTTTGTAATAGTAGTAATTAATAGTCTTTGTTTTTTTTCTACAACATCCGAAATATTTTTCATTATATCATCAACCATAAATCCCATAGGTTTTAATATTATTTCAGGGTCAAGTAATCATGTTGGTCTCATCATCTGTGGTATAATCCTACAATCCTTACTAGATTCCCATATTCAATCTTTTTTTGGATCAAAATCAAAAAATATATCAGGGAATGTGCAACTTTGCTCTATTTCGTATTTACCTGGTGTAGCTGATACTGCAACTACATTGTTAAATTTTGATTCAAACTCTTTAAATTGTAAAGGTCTATTATCCATAGCACTAGGTAACCTAAATCAATTTTCAACTAGATTTACTTTTCTAGCTCTATCTCAGGCATACATACCTCATATTTGACTAAAAGTCATATGTGATTCATCAACCAAACATAAAAAATCTTTTCAAAAATAATCCATAAGTGTTGCTGGAGCATCTCACTGTTTTCTTCAATCTAAGTATCTAGAGTAATTTTCTATACCATTCACATAACCTACTTCTTGCATCATTTCTAAATCATACTCTACTTTTGTTTTAAGTCTTTCATATTTTAAAACATCTCACATATCTTCTTTAAAATATTTTAGTCTTTCATCTAGCTCTTTTTTAATATCTGGAATGATTTTGTCTATTCTATCTTTTGTTGTTACGGTATGTTTTGCTGGAAAGATTTTTACCTTTTGCATATTTTCATATATTTCACCTGTTAAATAATTCCTATTAGATATCTGACTTACTTCATCTCACCAAAAATCAACTGTTATAACAGTTTCACTACTTGCTGGATAGATTTCAAGGACGTCTCACATTACCAAAAAATTACCAGGTTTAAAATCACTTGCGGCTCTTCTATATTGGATTGTAACTAATTTTTTAAGTAAATCTTCCATTTTATACTCCTTTCAAACTTCTATATCAAATTGAGCATCTGTATATGTTGATATATCTCATATACCATAAATACATGATACACTTGCTACTATTACTACATCTTTTCTAGTAAGTAAATCTTGAGTTGCTGCATGTCTTAGTCTATCTATTTCTTCATTTATCGTTGCTTCTTTTTCTATATAAGTATCTGTTTTTGCTACATATGCTTCTGGTTGATAATAATCATAATATGACACAAAATAATGCACTGCATTATCAGGAAAAAATTCTTTAAATTCTTGCGCTAACTGTGCTGCTAAAGTTTTGTTATGTGCTATAATTAAAGTAGGCTTATTTATTTCTTTTATAACATTTGCCATAGTAAAAGTTTTACCACTTCAGGTTACTCACCAAAGTGTTTGAAATTTTTGTTTATCTTCTATATTTTTTACTATAGTTTTTATTGCTTGTCCTTGATCAGGACTTGGGTTATATTTTGATTGTAGGTTAAACATGTTTTTTTTCATAAAAATTTGATTTTTTAAAATAAAAGGATATAATGATTTTAAGAGACAGTTTGGGAACATATATGGAGGGTATTAGACACAAGGTCGTATCCTATGAAATATAGACACTTACCAAATCTCTTTTTTTATTGTTTATTTTTTTTAACACAATAAAACCAAATAAAAATTCTAACTTTTTATTTATAAATATCATGATTTCATACTAATAGTAAAGTTATTTTTCAATTATTTAATAGTTCAAAAATTATTCTATTTTCATAATCTACTGAACAGGAATAATATGGATATAATTTTCATTATAACTTATGAACTCTTAAGTTTTTAGGAAAACTATTTTCTTGTAAAGATAATATTGTTTTCTTTATTTTTAACTGCAATGATATATCTATTTTTTATATAATCTCTTAAATTTATTTGTATACTCAATTTCTCTCATATTAATTATCTAAATCACGTAAAGAATTAAGCTTATTAATTCCAGAATTTTTACTTTCATTAATATCGTTTAAAAGCATATCTTCTTTTATTAAATTTGATAAATATCAACTTGTATTTTTATTTCTTGAGTTAATATAATTTACTGTTTTTGTATCTACATCTACCATTAATGTAGTCATAAAATATATTTAATAATATAGAATTAGAATCCATTATATACACTTTTCAGAAAAACACAATAAAAAGCGGTTCTTTTTCACGTATGGGGAAAATAATACTACAAAATATATTGAATTTTAATCTAATTAAAGCCAATAATTGACTTGAAAAAAAGAGTAAAAAAGTTTTAAATAACTTTTTTACTCTTTTTTTGT